TACGGTTGGTTTAATCTCAGAACAGCAGAGGTAATCAGAGGTAGAGACAGCAGCTTCTATATCCGGTTACCGAAAGCTATGCCAATTGATTAATTCAAAATGGAGGTAGCATTATGAGTAAACTTATGACTTATGAGCTGCGAAACCGTTTTAAGAAGTTTCCATTAGATTCACAAGATGGGAAAGGTATAAATGCAGAAATCGTAGCTATGTTCTTTAACTTAGAAGGTCCCGGAACATGGATTATTACTGAGGGTGAAGAGCTGGAAGACGGAGATTGGCTGCTATATGGATACTGCAATATTTTCGAATGGGAATGGGGATACGTAATGCTATCTGATTTAGAAGAATTGGAAGTTCCGGTCGCGCAGTTCGTAAAAGCAGCTGGACATAAAGTAAAAGAATTTATTTAAGAAAGGATGTAAAAATATGAAAAACATTAAATTACCAGCAAATTTGAGCAGATCTCTTAACGGTCTTGCTTTCAAAATGAAAAAACATGCTCCAGAGATTCTTGTAGTTGCAGGAGTTGGCGGAACAATTGCTACTACAGTTATGGCATGTAAAGCCACAACCAAAATTGATGAGGTGTTAGCAGAGAACACAGAACATATTGCAAAGACAAAAAAATATGTTGAAGAAAACGGATATTCCGAGAAGTATACAGAGAAAGATTATCAGAAAGATTTGACTATTATGTATACACAGAAAGGACTTGCCCTTCTTAAACTGTATGCTCCAGCCATAGCACTTGGAACATTATCAATCACAGCTATTCTTGCCGGACATAATATTCTCAAGAAACGTAACGTAGCAATTGCTGCAGCTTACGAAGTGGTGAATAAGAATTTCAATGATTATCGTGGGAGAGTTGTTGAACGTTTCGGTCACGAGCTTGATCGTGAGCTTAGATACAACATTCATAAGCAGGAAGTAGAAGAAACCGTCGTTGATGAAAAGACAGGTAAAGAAAAGAAAGTTAAAAAGAACGTGGATGTATGTGATGTTGATAGCTATAGTGATTACGCTAAGTTCTTTGATGAGACTTGTCGTGGATGGACAAAAAATCCGGAATTCAATCTTATGTTCTTGAAACAGCAGCAGAGATTCGCTAACGATCGTCTTGAGGAACAGGGCTACCTCTTCTTAAATGACGTATACGAGATGCTTGGTATTGACAAAACGGCATACGGTCAGACCATTGGTTGGGTTTACGATAAGAACATTGTAAGTAAAATCGATTTCGGTATTTATAATATTCACAATGAAGCTAACCGTAGATTTGTAAATGGTATTGAAAGAAGTATTTTACTTGATTTCAACGTAGATGGTAACGTTCTTAACGCTATGTGAATGGTAGGTTTGGATACATATTATTCAGGAAATGCATATCGTGACATGTTTGATTTCCCTCAGTTCGGTGTTGACAGCATCGGCTGAGGTTTTTTAGAAAGGAGTGACAGACATGACCGGACGAGAGCTTATTATACTTATTCTTGAAAATAATTTTGAGGATAAGTCGATAACAGAATTATATACATTATTTGAAACAATGGATCAAACTGCAGAAAGACTTGGAGTTGGTATTGCTACAGTGGATACCTGGTTTCGATTAGGACAGATCAAAGGTATTACACTTGGTGAAATAACTTATATTTTTAAGAATGCTATGCCAGAAAAGGAGGAGTGACATATGATGCGAGGATTATCAGTGTTATTTGTTACTTTAGCAGGAGTATGTTTTGTAGGGGGTATTGTCGTACTTGAATCTTAGACTCATACGGAAAGGGTGGCGTATGTATGGAAAGATTGGAGAAAAACTTTGCAGTCTTAGGTCGTATATTAAAGAATAAAAAGAATCGTCATATCGCTGGTGGAATACTTATTTCTATGTCGGTATTTTTCGGTGGGTTGGCGATAACTGTAATGACTATCAGAGTCGATGAAATAGAAGAGGAGAATGAATAATGAACAAATCGATGATTAATAGCATATTAACTTTTGTGATCGGTGCAGGTGTAGGTGCAGTAACATCTATATTTATTGTAAAGAAACACTATGAGGAGGTCTCTAAGCAGGAGATTGAGTCGGTGAAGGAAGTCTACGCTAAAAAAAAAGAAATGGATGAAGCTTCTAAATTGGATGAAGATCTTAAAGCTGTTAATGAAGTAATCAAGAAAAATGGTTATGCTACAGAGTCGGAAGAGCGTGTAAAGAAAACAGAAGTGACTGACAATACTGGAGAAGATACAGATGAAGATGAAAATGAGAACATCCATATTATTCCGGGGCACGAATTTGGTGCTACAGATAATATCACTATCACATTGTGGTACTGGACAGACGGAACAGTAACTAATGACAACAAGAAGATTATCGGCAATGTAGAGGATTGCATCGGCGATGACTTCATGGCACATTTCGGAGACGACGAGAATGATCCAGATGCTGTATATGTAAGAAATGACGTACAGAAGATCGATTATGAAATTCTTAAAGAGTATCGTGGTTTCTCCGACTATTTAGAGGAGCAGGATGAGTAATTTAAGAGAAGAATATTTCGATTGGATGTACAGCATGGTTTGTTATAACAGATTTGCGGAGGAAAATTCATATCGTAAGTTATTGCATTTTCTACATTCTGTTGAGTATCGTTGGAAGCTACCTGATGATGAAAACCGTACAGAAGACGGCGAAGAAGGTTTGCGATGGACTTTCGCTTATGAGAATCATGTTGATATAGGTGACGAACTTGATGGTCCGTGTAGTGTTCTCGAAATGATATTAGGATTAGCATATCGTTGTGAGGATATTATGTCAGACCCAGCTGTAGGCGATCGTACAGTTCAATGGTTCTGGCGTATGATAACAAACTTAGGACTCGGTGGGATGACTGATAATAACTTCGACGAAGAAGAAGCAGACCGTATTGTAGAACGTTTCTTAGATAGACGTTATACACACGATGGTCATGGTGGATTATTTGTTGTCCCACATGCAGAGGAGGATTTACGAGATGTAAGTACGTGGACTCAGATGTTATGGTATCTGAATCGTATAATGTAAAGGAAAATTTAATAATGCTAGATGAAACTATAAATCAAGAAGGGAGGGCTTAAAATGCTAGACTTTATGACTATTGCTACTAAAGTGAAGGAAAAAGAAATGTGCACCGAAGTCTTCCCTAAATTCATTATGAAGAAATCCAAAGATCTCATGATTAGAGGTAGAGATTTCTATGCTATATGGGATGATGAACAAAAGTTATGGTCTACAGACGAGGATGATGTAACAAGACTTGTCGATCAGGAAATGGAACGATGGGTTGAAGATCACAATGATCATATTTTAGGTAAACCAGTTATTAAGCACATGTGGGATGCTGACAGTGGAATGATCGATAAGTTTCATAAGTACTGTCAAAAGCAGATGCGTGATAACTATCATGAACTTGACGAAGAGCTCATATTTGCGAATAGCGAACTGACAAGAGAATCTTATGCAAGTAAGAAACTTGACTATCCGTTAATTGAGGGCAGTATTGACGCTTGGGATAAAGTTATCAGTACACTTTATGATGAAGAAGAGCGTCATAAAATAGAATGGGTCATCGGAGCAATCGTATCTGGTGACTCGCGTTATATTCAGAAGTTCATGGTTCTATACGGTGCTGCCGGAACCGGTAAATCTACTATATTAAATGTGATACAACAATTATTCGATGGGTATTACTGTTCGTTTGATGCTAAGGCTTTAGGACAGGCTAATAATGTATTTGCTTTGGAACCTTTTAAATCATCACCGTTGGTTGCAATTCAGCATGATGGTGATTTATCACGTATCGAAGATAATACTAGACTGAACTCACTTGTATCTCACGAAACAATGCCCATTAACGAAAAGTTTAAAGGTATTTATGAGACACATTTCAAGTGTTTCTTATTTGTTGGTACGAATAGACCAGTCAAAATCACAGACGGTAAATCAGGTTTGTTAAGACGTTTGATTGATGTAACCCCATCTGGACGAAAACTTGGCGTTAGGGAGTATCGTAGACTTATTAAGCAGATACCGTTTGAACTTGGAGCAATCGCATATCATTGTTTACAGGTCTACAAAGACGATACGGAATATTACGACGATTATATTCCTAAGAATATGTTGTCAGCGTCTAACGATTTCTATAACTTTGTGTGCGACTCATATAGCGTGTTTAAGAAGCAGGATGGAACTACATTAAAAGCAGCATGGGAAATGTATAAGCAGTATGTAGAGGAGGCTAAGGTATTCACGCCATTTTCTAAGCGTATATTTAAAGAAGAATTAAAGAACTATTTCTGGGATTACGAAGATCATATCGATCAGGAAGATGGTACAAAGTTGATTAATTATTATAGTGGATTCCGAACGAGTATATTTGATGCTGATATGGGTAGACGACCTAAGGAAAAAGAAGAGGAGCAGGTTTATTTGATTGATTTCAAAGAGCAGGCTTCTCTTTTTGATTCTATGTGTTCAGATTGTACAGCTCAATATGCGACTACAGAAGACTCTGAGAAACCATTACAGAAATGGGAGAATGTAACTACTAAGTTATCAGATCTTGACACATCTAAAGTCCATTATGTACGTGTTCCGGAGAATCATATTGTAATTGACTTCGATATTAAAGATGAGAATGGTAATAAGTGTTTTGAAAAGAATCTACAAGAAGCGTCAAAATGGCCTCCAACATATGCCGAAATAAGTAAGGGTGGCAATGGTATTCATCTTCATTATATTTATGCAGGGGATGATGTAACCAAACTCAGCAGAATCTATACGGATGATGTTGAAGTAAAGGTGTTCACTGGTAATAGTTCGTTAAGAAGGAGGCTATCGAAGTGTAATGACCTTCCAGTAGCAACTATTAGTAGTGGGTTGCCATTGAAAGGAGTAAAGAAAGTGCGAAACTTTGACTGTATTAAGAATGAGCAGCATCTGAGGGCTATTCTTAAACGACATATTAATAAAGAGATTATGTGCAATACGAAACCAAGTATTGACATGATTTATAAGACACTAGAGGAAGCATACGAGAGCGGTATGGGATACGACGTATCTGATATGAAGAACGCTATTTACGCTTTGGCGTTAGATAGCAGTAATCAGTCAGATACATGTCTTAAGTTAGTAGCGGCTATGCATTTTAAATCCGAGAATGCTAGTGAAGTATCTAATGATAGTAACAACGAAGATTTGGTATTTTACGACATTGAGGTATTTCCGAATCTATTTCTTGTGTGCTATAAGTTTCAGGGATTAGGTAAGCCGGTCGTAAGATTGATTAATCCTAGGCCATCAGATATTGAAGAACTTATTAAGTTCAAACTCGTTGGGTTCAACAATAGACAATACGATAATCATATGATTTACGCATGTCTTATGGGCTATACGGTTCCCCAGTTATATGACTTATCACAAAGACTTGTTAATAAAAAAGACAAGCAGATCAGTCGAAAAGCTAAATTCGGTGAGGCTTATAATCTATCGTACACTGATATTTATGATTTCGCATCAGCAGGTAATAAGAAGAGTCTTAAGAAATTGGAAATCGAAATGAGCCAACAGTCTGAGTCCAAGTTACGAAAAAATAGATTCTCAGATGATGAAATCGCAGTCATCAAAGCTGGAACACATCATCAGGAGTTGGGACTGCCGTGGGATGAGCCTGTACCAAAAGAAAAATGGGGGTTAGTAGCTGATTATTGTATAAACGATGTCATCGCAACGGAAGCGGCGTTCTGTTATTTAAAAGGTGATTGGATTGCTAGAGAAATCCTAGCTGATATTACTGGTATGACAGTTAATGATTCGACCAATAGTTTATCTCAGAGAATTATATTTGGTAACGATCGTAATCCTCAGACTCAATTCAATTACCGTAATCTTGCCCTACCAGTAGGTAGTGACCAGTACGAAGAATATCTCGAGAAGTTTGGACCTGACTACTGTTTTCGTGTATTCGATGCGGATGGTATGCCACAGTATCGTGATTATGTTCCGGGAGAGGTTTTACCAGTTGGATGGAGTATACTGCCTTTCTTCCCAGGATATGAATATAAGAACGGAAAGTCCACATATTTAGGAGAAGAAATCGGTGAGGGCGGACGCGTATATTCAGAACCTGGATTCTATGGTGCCGTATGGGATGGTGATGTAACCGGACAGCATCCATCAAGTCTTATTGCGGAGGTTCTACTTGGACCTGAGTACACGAAAGCCTTTAAAGATATTGTTGACGGACGTGTATCTATTAAACATGAGGCATGGGACGTTATTGATGGATTATTTGACGGTAAACTCAAACCTTATATTCAGAAGGTTATTGATGGTGAACTGACAACGAAGATGCTTGCTAATGCTTTGAAGACAGTAGTTAATGCAGTCTATGGACAGACTAAAGCGTCATATAAGTGTGCATTTAGAGATGATCGTAATGTCGATAATATTGTGGCTAAGCGTGGTGCGTTATTTATGACATTGCTTAAGCGCGAGGTACAGAAACGCGGATTCACAGTTGCTCATATTAAAACAGACTCAATAAAGATACCAGATGCTACACCTGAAATCCAGCAGTTTGTTCTTGACTTCGGTAAAGAGTACGGATATTCATTTGAGACTGAGGCGGAGTTTGAGAAGTTCTGTTTAGTTAATAAAGCCGTTTATATTGCTAAAACAACAGACGGAGAGTGGACGGCTACTGGAGACCAATTTGCAGTGCCATATGTATTTAAGACATTATTCAGCCATGAGCCGATTGTATTCGATGATTTGTGTGATACATTCTCAGCGTCAAAAGGTGCGTTATATTTGGATATGAACGAATCGTTACCAGATGTGAAAGGATACGAGCATGATCTTGATAAGCTAAAGTCAAAATACAAACAGGGTAAAATATCCGATGTAATGTACGAATCTATGGCTTCGGAATTGAACAAAAAGATTGAAGAAGGTCATAGTTATCAGTTTATAGGACGTGTCGGTCATTTCTGCCCAATTAAACCAGGACACGGCGGTGGCGAAATGTATCGTGTCGATGAGGGTAAACGAGCGGCTGCGTCTGGAACAACAGGGTACCGCTGGCTTGAATCTGAAACTATCAGAGGTGTTAACGAAGAATCTATCGACGTATCATATTTTACTAAGTTAGTAGACGATGCTGTTGATACCATTAATAAGTACGTTGACTTCGAGTGGTTCGTGTCTGATGATCCATATGTTCCAAGTAAAGTTGTACCGGATTTTATGAATATTCCAGAAGGGTCTCCAGAAGAAGTACCATTTGACGAAGATGTAGATGAATTACCGTTTTATTAATTGATAGAGGTATGTATATGAAATCTGATAATTTAACAACACAGGAATACATAGACTTTCTTCAAAGGTTTATATTAGTACATTCCTATATTTACTATGAGTTGGATAGCAATGTTATCAGTGACAGGCTTTATGATAAGAAATCAAAAGAGCTTGTACAGTATAAGAACGATTATCCAGACTTATGGAAAAGTAGTCAGTATTATGCTCAGTTTCGTGATGATTATAATGGAGCTACTGGATTTACTTTATTTCATGATTTACCAAAATCAGAGCAGGAGAGAATTCATCATATTGCTTGCTTTGTAGCGCATAAAGGTTAATTCGCGAATCTTTCTTGGGCTGTTATAGAAAGATTAAGGAGGATAAAGATATGACGAAAATGCAAATTTTAGACGCTATAATCGGAGGGACAGGAATGGTCATGATACACGACTCTGTTGGGATTTATCGTGGAAAGTTATCTGATGACAATAAAAAATTATTGTTGGGGATACTGCTCACATCTATAGGAGGAGTGCAGATGGGTGTTCACTGTGTGAACCCAGGTTTTAGATGGTTTAAACGCAATTAAAAGTAAACAACCTTATATCTATGAGAGAAAGGGTTTAGGTCAAATGACTTAGGCTCTTTTCTTTTTACCTAATCTCAGTGAAAGGAGTGATGCTTATGGTCGTCATTGATTTATATTTGCGAAACTTATAAACAAAAAATCCAAAACAAATAAAAATAAACAGGAGATTTAAAATTATGGAATTAGTATTTGCACCAAGAAACGTATTACAGATCGACGACGCCAGAATCGTATTCAAGAACTTCAGAGGAGAAGGCGGTAAGTTCAACAAAGAAGGTGACCGTAACTTCGCATTACTTATTACAGGTGGTACGATCGACGATGGTACTGGAGTAAGAGAAGTAACCGGCGAAGAAATGGCAGATGCTCTTATGAGCGATGTTAACCGTCTTGGTGCCGGTTGGAACGTTAAGATCAAAGCACCTAGAGAAGAAGGCGATACGCCACGTATTTATTTACCGGTCAAGGTGAGATTCAATGATCGTGGACCACAGGTGTATGTAGAGTCAGGAAACTCACATCGTAGACTTAGTGAAGAGACTGTAGCACTGTTAGATGACATTGATATTGCAACAGTAAATCTGGACATTAGACCGTATGACGATGAGATTAATGGAAATCCGTTTAGAGCAGCTTATTTGCAGTCAATGAAAGTAGTTCAGAATATTGATAGATTTGCAGCAGAATATGCTGAAGAAGAATATCCGGAGGAGTAAGAAGATGAATTTTGGACAAGCATTAGAAAAAGTAAAATCAGGTGAAAAGATATTCAGACTTGGATGGAATGGTAAAAACATGTTCGTTGTATATCAGAAAGGATATCCGGACGGTATTCCATGCAATATGCAGACAGCAAAAGCATGGGGGCTAAATGAAGGTGACTTATTCAAATGTGAGCCTTATCTTCAGATCAAGATGGTAAATGGTAGTCATGCTATGTGGGTACCAAGTATTAACGATATTTTAGCAGAAGACTGGGACTACATTCATTAGTCCTGCACGGGGAATCGGTCTAGTTATATTAGTGGGGGACTGACATGAGAGGTAGCAATAGAGTTATACGGGATGAGGCTATCAAAAAAAAATAATTACATTAAAGGAGATTAACATAATGGCAGAAATTAAAGGACATGGTGTACCAGGAGGACACATTGAAGGAGCTGTAGGTGATATTTATGTAGACGAGCGTACAGGTCTGAAATACAGATGTACATACGCTGGAAGACTTAATGGTAAGTTGACATGTGAGTGGATTAATACCGGAGAAAGAGCTGAGATTAAGTCATCGAGACCTCAGCAGAAAGCAGTGAAAACAAGCGAAAAGAGCGGTATTTAATCGAAAGGTTAATGATACACGAAAGGGTGGTGTGAACGTGAGAGTCAATAAGTACAAAACTAAATTAAAGGATAATAAGGCAGTACTAATTAAAGAATTAAGTGCAAATTATCCAGAGATGAAAAACAAATTTCGTTACGCTTCTGATGTGGTAAGCTTCGCTAAGGGTTACCTAAAACTCCATGAAGAGAGCGAGGAATATATTTATATGTTATGTTTAGATACACGTTGTAGGCTGACTGCTGTAATTGAAATCTCTCATGGAAGTGTTGATGTATCGGTGGTATCGCCTAGAGAGGTTTATCAGAAGGCGCTACTGGCTAATGCTGTTAACATTATATTACTTCACAACCACCCTAGTGGAGATAGTGAACCTAGTAGCAATGATATCACTACGACAAAAAGAATGGAAGAAACAGGGGTATTAGTCGGAATTCGTATGTTAGATCACGTCATTGTAGCTGAAGATAATTGCTATAGTGTATGTACAAACCGTTATATTCGCGAAGAAAACTAGTGCTGTTATGAAACTATTTAAAGTTAGAAAGGAGTAACATTATGGAATTCAAAAGAGGAGACAAAACAATTAAGGTGCCTGGTTGGGTTATTGCAGCCGGTATTGTAACGTTAGGAACTATGGTTGGCGATATCTGTAGGGTACGAATTGAAAACCACAAATAGTTTTGAGAAAGACCTGGTTAGGAGTAATCTTAATCTGGTCTTTTCTTTTTATATTTATTGTACACACATTATTTACGATAGTTGAGAATGTGAATACCAGAAGGAAGGACAATATGATTTTAGAAGGAACAGTGCTTATATATGGGCGGGTTAGTCTTAATAATTTCGTACTGAACGATTCCACGATCATAGACTATCCAGAAAAAATGCCAGTGGTTTGGAATTATGAGTTTGGAAATCCAGAATTAGTATTGGGTTATGCCGAGATAAGTAAGGTAGACAGTGGCTTATGGGCTACAGTTACTATAACTAACGAGAGGTTCAAATCGGTTATGCTCAATCAAGGTAAGGTTTACTGTGGTGGTTATTACCGGTGCAATAAATCACACACGTTATCTGATGGTGTAAGATGTGTTGATAAAGCAAATCTTCTTGCACTTGGCATATATCTAGCTGGTGATGATTGGTTATATTTAAATGTAAAAGAGGAGGACTAAATGGCAGTACCAAACATGAAAAAAGAGTATTCAGATAGATTCGATGCTCTTAGAAAAAATAGAGTTGAGGTTAGCTTTCATAAGTACGGACCGGCTCGAACAAATTTTGAAGACAAACTTGTTGATGCATTAGCTACACATGAGCTGTGTATCGAGAAGTATAAGGAAACAAAAAACACAGAATATTTAGTAGATGCAGCAAATTATCTTATGTTTGAGTTCATGTATCCTCAGTTAGATGGGGCATATTTCAAACCGACAGATAGTGATGGGTCTGCTGGAACAGTTGGTGAACCGATTGGCGAATGGGGGTTATAGAGATGTTGGTTAAGATTACATTGATCTTGTGTGTTATTAGTTTTGTACTATATGTGTTTGGACGTATATATGTGAAGGGTCTTAATACAATAGATAAATTAAGATTCGCTAGTAAAAAATTTACTAAAGGCGAAAATATATTCTTATGTATTAATGCAATTGCGAACATACTAGCATTCATCATGATTATTATAACAGCTATATACATTATATTGACATATCTGTAAGGGGATTGCTAATGAGTAGGACATTAATCGTAGAGAATAAATTAAGACCTTGCAAGGCGAAAATAAAGAAATCCGATAATTATAAGAACGCGTTATTCCATAGATGGAGTGGCGAAGGTGAAGCAATAGTAGAATTAGAGAATGGGCATATTCATATGGTGCATCCAGAAAACATTATATTTTTAGACCATCCTTTTAATGATTATAGTTGGGAAGACAACGGAGGTGCTGAAAAAGATGCCTAGATTTGAAAAGTGCGATCATTGTAGATATGGCTGGAATAGCCCACGTGGATGTAATTATCCAGAACCACTTGATCCATGTAGGATTGATATGTCATGCTATCAGCCTATGACTGAAGCACAGAAATTTCAGCAGAAAGCAGAGCGTGAGTGTAAGTCAGACAAAACAAATCATACTAAACTGGTTGGCGATATATTTTCCGGATACGACATTATCGATACAACCAATCCCATGGAAATGGCAAATTATTATGCTTCGGAACTCGTGAAAAAGATTACGAATGCATCTGTAAAGCAGAAAAAGAAAGTGTCGGGGAACGTTCCGTCCGGTATGGTTTCTTCGGTAGAGCTATCTCAAAAATTAGGGGTACCAGTAGCTACGATACGCATGAATTGTAGAAAAGGACTATATCCAGGAGCAACAAAGGTCAATGGTAAGTGGCTCATACCTATATATCGATTTAAATGTTCGCGCAAATAACATCTTCTTTTATGAAAATAATGAAGGAGGATTATATGATGAACGAATATGAAATAGTATTCACGAGGAAGCTCTATAACAAAATCAAGGACAGGGTCTATGGTCATGTGTATTGTGGGGTTAAAGACAACACATTGCGAATCGACATCACAACGCGTGATGATTTAGGATTTACTATGTGGGTTGACGACTTTGCAAATCGCATACTCAGTGGACTTACAACTGATTATGTGCTATATGAGTTTTTACGTAGGTATAGGGCGTATTTAGTATCAGAGATAACATGTGATTATTTTAAGAAGGCTCAGGCATAACGCTTGGGCTTTTTCTTTTATATTTTAGGAGGTGATAACAATGGTTTTAGTAGGAGCAGGTATCGGATTCCTTTGCGGAATTATCATAACGCTACTGTGTATTTCATTGGGTGATGCTGCAAAGAACTCCGATGTACATTTTGATGAAGGAGGTGAGTGATATGGACTTTATTGACAAGATCGTATATTTCGAGCAGTATTGCCCAACATGTAAATCGGCTGAGTGTGCGCAGGATGAAGAACCTTGTAATGAGTGTCTTGGTCAGGCAGTAAATGAATATTCACACAAGCCGATCAATTACACTCCGGACAAAAAGAAAGGCGGTAAGTAGTATGAAAAAACAAGAATATTTACAAGTCCTTGTAGAATTAAACAAGCTTAAACTACCAGGCAATAATGCGATGAATGTGCGTTATAACCAGGGTGTTGAAGCGGCTAAGAAATTATTAAGAGAATTTGTGGAGGAGAAGAGACGATGAATTTTATTTCTTTTATCGAACTTATGCTGTACACGCTTCTTATTTACATGTCACTATCAAGTATTATTAGTAGGATTTGTATTTGTATTGAAAGATGTAACAATGTAAAGGGTGGGCATTCAAATGACGAGAGCAGAGAGGCGTAGAGCTGAGCGTGAGAAAAACAAGACAGCTACTTATAATTTAACGGAAGAGCAGCTCGAAACTATGGTAAACGAAAAGATTGCTGCCGAGCTTAAACGTGTTAAAAAAGAAGCAACAGAAGATGCGGTACGTACATCTATGGTTCTGATGCTTACATTACCTATGGAAGTACTCATGGATCATTACTGGCAGAAAACATATTCAGATAAGATTCCAAAGTTCACGGAGCACGTAATTAATTATTATAAAAAATGGGAATCAGGTGAATTGAATATGGATAAATTGCGAGAAGATTTATGGGAGAGAGGTCGTGTAAGAATAGAAGAACAGGAAGAATAAAAGGAGGAGTCATTATGTTGATTGGATACGAAGAATGCAAAGATAGATTGGAAATTCGTTTGTGTGATCCTGAACTTAAACCAGAACGCATTAAAGCTTTACCAGTGATATATGTAGGTGACTGGGCTGGATATTTCGCAGTAAATATTGGTTCGGATGGTGAGGGCATGTATTCGTTCAATGTCAACAATGGTATTATGAATTACTGGGGGATTACTGTAAACCAGCTGTATCGTGATACGTTGGCAGCAATGAATAAAGAAGCACTATTACTCTTTGATATTACAGATATTCGTTCATTTTTAGAAAAATCAACAGCGATGACATCTAATCTATATGGTAAACGTTTATCTATTGATCCACAGGTTATGCGACTATTTGCTATTACAAATATAAAACACATATATGGCGCTGGCTGTATAGCGAATCATAACGTACGCAAGACGATTGGTGATTCTCTTGGATACAACTACTTTGTGATACCTTCATCTATACATGAACTCATGATAATTCCTGACTGTGACTATGATATTGTTGAAGAACTTAAATTTATGGTACATGAGGTGAATTATGACAGTGGTGTAGTTAGTTCAGAAGATATTCTATCAGACAAAGTTATGTGGTGTAGCAAAGACGGCTATATTGTGGTAAACGCTGATAACAAGCCATGAGATAAAGGCAAGAGGATCTCTTAACAGAGGGTCTCTTTTATATTTGGAGGAAAACTAATGAAGAAAAATATTAAAAAACTGACAGCAGTAATTCTAATGATGTTAATGGTATTCAGTATTTCGGGATGCGCTATTCTCGATTCGAAACTGAACGATATTAAAGGCAGTCTGATCGGTAATAGCTATACGATTCGTACGTACGATAATTATGGAAGCATTGTTATGACGGCTACCGGAGATCGAATAAACATTGTTGGTAATCCAGTAGAAACCACATCATACAGTAGCGATGGTGAAGTCATTACTGGATATGAATTATCATCAGTTATTACGATTAATATCGACGGGGAGCAGATTCAGAGCTGTGGTGATACATGTATATTTGAAGGAAATGGATTACAGCCTGATGCAGTATTCAGTCAGAATGATATTTACAGTTATGCAGACAGCATTACCGATTGGACTAGTATTACTGGTGTCGTTAATAAATACAAAAACATGTTTGGTAAAAGTCGTGTTGTGGTAATTAAATCGCAGCTCGGTCAACCTATTACAGCATATTCTGGTGATGAAGTATACTGGGAGATCCCAGATGATTTACCTAAAATGACAAAACTTATGATAGATGGAAAACCTCTTTATATTCACAGAGCAAATTTCCAGATTATAGATACAGAATTACTTGATTAGGAGAAGCAAGATGAGCGATAACTTAAGAAAAAATGCGGAGGGTTATTCTGATCCTACAGCATATAAAGCTATTAAAGCAGCAGAAGATGAGAGTGCTAAATTTCAGAAACTACTAGATACTATATTCACTATTTGCGAGTTGTCGGGTTTCCATATCGAAGGGAGAATCACAATCAAATCAAAGAACACTGGGAGGATATGGAGATGAGTAGACTGAATTTTGACACAACACAAGGTAGTAAAAAGGCGATATACGAATCGATCTCTGATAGAAAAAGAGCCGGTATGGTTAATTCGAGAGTATTACCAGTAGCCAGAAGTGCATTCCAGCATAAACCATACACTACTGATTATTTTAGAGGTGAGATTCTTAATGACAAGGAAGACTGATTTCTTATATCCACACCAGCAGCAAGCTATAGACCGAATGTTTACCGGTTGCATTCTTAACGGTGGTACTGGTAGCGGTAAGAGTAGAACGTCATTATATTACTACTTCAGTACATATGGCGGGTATTTGGGATATCGTACCTATGAACCTATGTCTAAGAAACCGCCGGACTTGTATATTATAACAACTGCTAAGAAAAAACATGATATGGAGTGGGAAGAAGAGCTTACACCATTTCTGTTATATCCTGATAAGAAGACACATGTGACTGGAATGTATGGTAATTTGGTAGTGATAGATAGTTGGCAATGTGTTAAAAAATATCAAGATATTAAGGATGCGTTCTTTATATTTGACGAGGATAAGGTTACTGGAAAAGGGGCTTGGTGTAAGGCTTTTCTTAAGATTGCTAAGTATAATGAGTGGATCATATTATCAGCAAGCCCAGGTGATACTTGGCAAGACTACGAAACTGTATTTGTGGCTAACGGTTTCTTTCGTAATCGTACAGAATTCAGAGATAATCATCTTATATATTCACGTTATACTAGCTATCCAAGTGTGACAGGGTATAGAAATGAAACAAGGCTTATTCGTCTGAGAGATAGAATTCTTATAAATATGGATTTTAGAAGACACACGATACCGCATCATGAAGATGTTTGGGTCGAATATGATAAACCGTTTTACAAAGAAGTCATGAAGACACGTTTTGATCCATTCAAGAAAGAGCCAATATCCCAAGCCTCTGTGCTATGTTATATTCTCCGTAAGATTGTTAATTCTGATGTGTCTCGTCAAGTAAAATTGCTGGAGCTGTTTGAAGAACATCCAAGAATGATTATATTTTACTCGTATGATTATGAACGCGATATTTTAAAGAATCTTTATTACGGAGAAGACGTAGCAGTTGCTGAATATTCAGGACATGCTCATGAAGCAATACCGGAGACAGAACGATGGGTGTATATAGTCAATTACAGTTCGGGTGCTGAAGGTTTTAATTGCATTAAGACTGATTGCATTGTATTTTTCTCTCAGACTTACAGCTATAAAACGTTACTGCAGGCATGTGGACGTATAGACAGACTTAATACACCATACATCGATTTATATTACTATCATTTGAAGTCTCGTTCTAATATCGACTTAGCTATATCTCGAGCTTTGTCACAGAAGAAAAATTTCAATGAGCGTAAATTCATAGATAAGAAATGAAAGGAAATATGGATTATGTCGGAAGAGTATGAAAAGTTAGTACCTACACCATTAAATTCTATCGAGACAGAAATAGATTTGATTAACCATATTTTAGAGCAAGCCGTACGACATGGTGCTGATATAGGTGGATCGTATGAAAGTAATGAAAATGGTCTGCTTGATGCTATATATAAATATCTGATATATAGAGGATTATACGATAGGTATAAAGTTGTTTATACTGATAACGATCAGGACTATTGCAAACTAAGAATAGTTAGAAAATAAGGAGATATATATTATGAATACTTTTTCTGATATGTTAGCCGATTATATGAATGCCTATAAATCTACCAATGCGTTTAAAGATAGCTTGAAGATGGAGATTTATTCGCGAAAAGCTGAGTATGAAGAATATCTCGATAAAATGTACGCTAATTATATACATGGTTGTACGCGTCAGATTATTAGCTACAATGAGCAGATCGGAGATATTAAATCAGCCGGATTAAAGGTATTAAGAAATTCATCAGGAAAGCATAAAATTGTTATAAAGTGAGGTGATTGTTATGACAGCTAAAGAAAAGACATTTTTCAGAATGTGTATAAAGTTCGTATTATGTGATTTATGGACTGTACGAGAAGTTATCGACCTGATACAGGATTCAATCTCAGAATCAGAGTGTCATTCATATTTATCTAAATGGGAGCAACTCGGTCTATATAGATCAAACTGGAAAATCGACGCTGGGACATTTACTGGTAATCTTGGATGTTATCCTAGCGAGTATCTTGATATTGCTAAAGAGTACGTTTATTATTCCCCAAACGCGAAAATTACAAGGGCTATTATGGATACTTAGAAATTTATTTTGAAAGGAGAACAATTATGGAGAAATACGATGTAGTATTGAACACAAAAGGATTAAGAAAAGCGGCATTTGCTGTAGGTTTTGGGTTGTGTATGGGTAAAGCAGTAGCTAAGGCTGTCGACATGTTTGTGTGTGCGGCAGTTGGCGTGGTTTTAGATCATACAGTCGATAAACTCTCAGATGATGACGAGCCAAAAAAGAAAAGTGGTCGATATGAATGGGGTGAACCAGAAAGCTCTAAAGAAGAGGAGTAAAGTTTCATAAGTAACAGGACAGAGGGTCTTGGCTATATTTAGCTGAGGCTCTCTTTTATTTTTAGAAAGGAGGAGTTATGGCTAAGAGAAAAGTAAAACGCTTAAACAAAGAATGGTATGTAGCCGATGAATATGGGCATACCGACAAAATGCTTGTTATTAAAGTAAACGAGCTTATTGGGATTGTGAATCATCAGCAGGAAATTATTCATGATCTTGAAACTATTCTTAAAAATAATGGAGCGAAAAGGAGATAACAGATTATGATGAACACAGCTAAAATTAAAGAAATCGGAAAATGGATGATGATAGTAGGCAGTGCAGTATTTACTGGAGGTGCTGGATGTTACTGGGCAGCTGGACATATTGAGCGTAAGGAAGAGAAGAAGATTCATCAGACTAAGCTTAATCGCATTGCTGAAGAAGAACGTATTAAAGATATTAAAATGCGCGAAGAATTGGCTAAGGCTGATGCAGAAGCTAAGACTGCATATTCTCAGAGACTTAAAGAGATGGATCAGGAGACATTCGCTAAATTTCATGCAGATCGTGTGGCTAAAGCTAATGCAGATGTATGTCGTGACGCTGAGAGAGTTAAGAATGAAGCAGAGGCAGAAGTAGTTCGCATTCGTCTTGAGTGCAAGGAAGAAATCAATCATATCCGCGAGGAGTGCCTTAAGAAAATTGAGGCAGCTGACAAGAAACGTGATGACGCTGTAGCTAAGTACGAAGCTATTGATACATTATTTACGAACAAAGATGAAGTTCTTAAAGCAAAAGAAGCGTTAGATGTAGCGGTCAAGAAGGATAAGAAAGCAAAAGATGACAAAGAGGAATTACTTGAGGGTATTAAAGACCTTCTGTCAGCATAAGGGGGACAGAGATGATATTTATTAACTTATTTATATTAATAGCACCGGTTATTTTATTTTTAAAAAACAATAACACCTATAAAAATCATATAATTTTATTGAATGCAATAGCCAAACATAACGGTGCAGTTATACTGGGAGATCGGTGTGACATGTGTATCAGTTATGAATGTATCGAATCATATTATAAGACGTTATTTAACCTATTTGACTGGGGGTATAAGAATCTTGTACCGCGTGACGTTTACAAAAGAATCGAGCCGTTTATTGATAAGGAGAATTGGAAAGATGAATAATACTACGAAAGTAATGATATTAGCATATGCTTCTGAGCCGGACAAGGATTATAACTACGACGGTGATGAAGTTGTATATAAAGGAAAGAGGTACTGGGTGTGTCTTAGAGATGAGACTGTAAGATTTTTAGGAATTGTAAAGGAGACAAAATAAATGGTTATAACTTTGTTATGTATATTTGTAACGATTGCTGGTGCTATTTTGCATTATAAGTTTGAGGATAGCTGTAAGTATTACGATCTTGACGTTGGTGGCCTTGTCTGTATGTTATTAGGCGGACTTGCAACATTCATTGTAGTTGTAGTTATTATTATAGGACATACTGGAGTCGATGTATCTATTTACAAAGCACATATGCGACGCGAGTCTATTATTAAACAGATAGAATGTGTTAATAGTGAATATGAAGATATTACGAGATCAAAAGTTATAGAGAAGGCTTATAACTGGAATAAAATTGTATATTCGGCAAATTACTGGAGTAAGAGCCCTCTTACTAATTGGTTCTGGAGTCAAAAGTATGTTGATTCATTAGAGTATATCGATTTGGAGGATTGATATTTATGAAGTAGGCTTGTATAACACTTATTATACTTAACGCTATATGCTTGGCTATTACGCGATAATTACTGACCCTCTTATGACTAAATACAAAGGAGGAAAATAGTATGAACTATAAAGCGAATTTTAAAATTGAAGGTGATGGTGCTAAGTATTTACCAAACTTTCTAAAAGACTATCTCATTGATGAGTATGTTAAACGACGTAATGTATTTTGTAATTTGGTGAATGATAAGTATGAAGAGTGGAATGAAGAATTTAACACTTTGCATCCAAATGCAGATGGATGGAGTGATGAATACAAGCGTTTCATATATTCAAAACATCAGGAACCATTAGCAAACGCTAACGCGGAGAACATAGGCCTTAATTGGCTGGGATTGAAGTCTGATGTGATGCTTGACGGCGACGTTACCGGATATTGTGAACAATTAAGAGTTCGTGTCTATTTGTATCTTGTAGAGTCTTAACAGGATGGAGGGTCTTGGCTATATTTAGCTGAGGCTCTCTTTTATTTTTAGAAAGGAGGAGTAAAAATGACAGTTGGTGAATTAAAAGGTAGTCTTAATTGTGCGAACAATGATTATGATCAGGTTTATGCCAGCGATGGTTTTTTACAATACAGCCTAGATAAAGTCCATATTGACGACGAACATGTGGTACTTGAATATGAAAATAAACCAATGCATGCTTACGATTTCTTAAATGCGTTTGAAACAATAGCCGTCGTATATGGTCTTCTATTACGTATGCAACGACAACCACGCGGGTCCGGATTGTTGTTCTATTTTATTGATATGGATACAAATCAAAAATCTGGAATGTATGTGTTTTATATAAATCATACGGCGCCATCTAGGATAATAGAAGATCTTAAAAAGTATGCTAAGGAATTCAAAGAAAGGATAGAACACAAATGATTAAAATTATTAAACCAGGGACGAAACAGGAGAAGCGTTGTGATTATTGTGGCTGCTTATTTTCTTTTGAGGAAGAGGATATTAGAGCTAAGACAACAGTTCATACAGGTGGATTTCCTGGTATCGCGAAAGGCGGTACGTACATAAATTGTCCACAATGTAAGAAAGAAATTGTATTGGAGGCAATGAGGTAGATGATCAGGGTGATTGTTGAACCATATTGTCAAAATTGTCGTTATTTTAAACCCTATATTTCCGATAAAGGTTATACGACTTTTCCAGAACACGATACTATTATTTGCTGCGAAAATGATTCGGCATGTGCATATGCACGTAATGAACTGAAAAAGAAAATGGAGGATGAAGATTAATGATGTTATATGTGGTTCATGGAAACACTTATTATGACGGTTATGGTCATATCGAAAATATTTTTGGTATTTATACGAAAAAAGATACAGCAGAAGCGGCTAAAGATTTAATAATCAAGGAACTCTACGAAAAAGAAATCACAAGAGGGTGGATGACTATTGTTGAAGATATATCTGATATTGAAGTGGAAATTTTGGAAATTGATGCTGATGAAATCGTAAATATTGAACTTGGAGGATATTGCGAATGATTAAAATAGAAAATGTAGTTCTGGCAAGTCCGGAGCAGATGGAATTTATTATTGAAGGAATGCGTAATCCGATGAATAGCTGGGAGAAGAGTAACAGTGGATATGGTTGCGATTCTGGTTTGTGTTCAGGTCATTGTGCATTTAGCCCTGAATGGTGTGGTAATACTCAAAGATATGTATTAGGCGAAAACGACCACTCTCTTATGCAGCGATTAGCAAAAGCTGGTACAGATCATAGAAAGTTCATGAGGATGATGCCGGTGTATGTGAGAATCACTGCGCCTTTATATTGGTGGAAAGAGTTCGATACGTACAAGGTTGGTACTGTTGCAAACTCTTGCAGTACCATGCATAAGATTGCTGAGAAAGAGTTTACATTGGAGGATTTCTCGACTGACAATATTATCGATGTTGGAGAACCTGAATATGAGGATATGTGTGATGACATCGTTTTAAATTTACATTTTGATTTTGATAATCAGTATTATGATCCGCATGATATTTTTGGCGAAATACTATTGCCAGCATTGAATTTGTATCGTGAAAAATATCTAAAAACAAAAGATAAAAAATACTGGTGGCAGATGATCCAGCTTCTTCCGAGTAGTTATAACCAGACTCGTAATGTTATGCTGAATTATGAGGTGCTGGCTAACATATATCACAGCAGGAAGAATCATAAGCTTGATGAATGGCGCGAGTTATGTTCTTGGATTGAGACGCTTCCGTATTCTGAGTTAATTACTGGAGAGGAGAACAATATATAACTTAAATGATCTAGTTACCAATCTTTATAGATTCCTGTTTAGACTTAGAATATGCATAAAAGATATTGAATTGTACGATTATCTAGTTATAGTAAAGGAGCAAAAGTAAAATGAAAAGACCAATAATTATGAAAAATAATGTTTTTGGAGAGGTAAGAGGTTATTTTTCTATCAAGGATATCGCAACTGGATGGTTGCTCGATGAGTATCTACTTGGAAATTGTAGGCCAGCTATATTTTATACAAAAGAAGATGCTGAAAAATATATAAAAGCTTTTAAATCCAACGAAGCATGGTACAACAAATATATTATTGAAACTATTGACGTATCGTTTTTCAATAGAGGAGCCATTTTAGTTACTTTTTTTAATTAGATATGGTTATTCATTTTCTGATCTGAGATAATGGTGTATCTTTTGAAAGTTTTCAGAAAAAAGATTGACGAGTGGATCAAATGGGGAACCAATTAAGATTATGATTTATATGAATGAATTCGAGTAGATGAGATTGCTATTTTATGTTTAATTTCTGAAGACCGTATAAGTTATTTAAACCTAAAAAAGATGGTCACTATTTATGTATTGCAGCACATGGCGGTAGGTTAGATAAGCCTAAAGTTATGTGCTTATATTTTTGCAAATGGGATAAGAGATGGATCAACCTGACAAGACAGCTGGTGTTTGATGGATACAAAGTTTATGAATTGGGCAGAGCACCTATGGAAGAGGATCGTTACTATACTGGCAGTGAATACGAGCGTATTGATATTTTGGCATGGAAGAAATTACCTAATATTGGATGAAAAGGAGTAAATAGAAGATGAAAAATGCAGAGAAGTATAATGATGAATTGCTAAAACATGTTTGTGGTGCAAATCCTACACCATTTGCAATCGTAGAAAAGACTGGGGAGTTTACATCTTGTTCAAAAATAAAATGTAGCACCTGCAAATTTTGTGGGGGTACAAACGATTGCCATGATAAAAAAATAGCATGGTTAAATCAGGAATATATAGAACCAGCTGTGATATCTAAATCTGATTTGGCAGTTATTCAGTTTATTAAAGATGATAATTCTTGTATTATCAGGCGAAATGATGGGAAGCTTTGGTGGTGCTTATATCCCCCTGTCAAGAAATGTGGCGTTTGGTTTCACACAGAAGGGTATCCGGATCCGTGTAACGTAATGTGCTTAAACAATTTAGACTTAGATCTACCAATGGTTTCTTGTGACGATAAAAGATTCTGGTCTGTAAGCAAACTCAAGCAGTTACCAGTTGTTGAACAGTATAAAGAGAGAGAGTAAGAAATGACAAAAGTAAGAGATATTTTACCGCTTATTTATACCAATGATATTCGTTTATTGGATAAAAATGGATGCGAGATTTGTTTAATATATCAGGGGCGCGTATCTGGATTACTTTCTGATGATTTCTTAAATTAAGCGGGAATCAGTATGTGGGCTGAAGAATGCATTATAGATACTATAAATATTCAGATTAAAACTGAGAATGACTCAGAGTAACGTCTGGGTCTTTTCTTTTATTCGCGAAGGATACAACTCCTATTATGAAAGGAAGGTGAACTATTATGTTAAGCATTGAAGACGTTAAAAACATCGGTAGGAAATACATGGCGTTGGCTGAAGATTACGATGACGATCATATATTAGACGTTGTCATATTTGCGGCAGATGCCCTCGAATATTACAAACTTATCGATACGGAAGCTGATAGGCTTACGTTTGGGGAATTCACAAGAAGGTATGAAAGGGCGATTAAGCAACTAGAAGAATTGGTCTAATAACTAGACCTTTTCTTTTCTTTCTACGCGATAAAAACTGTTCCTTTTATGACTAATAGTCAGAAAGGAGATTAAAAGTATGACAAAGACAAGAATGGAATGGAACGAGCTTTATAACAAATTCGAAGGTATGTATAATCCTTATCCTGTGCAGATGTCGTTAGCAGAAGCTTTTGGTAAAGCGAGGGATGATGGATTGATTACCGACGACGAATATAAGGGAGCACGAGAATTTTATGGAAACTTGTGGAACTATACGGGTGATTGATATTTGATTATAGTCGCTAATTAGAGTGAGGGCTCGGCTAAATTTAGCTGGGTCTTTTCTCTTTTTCGCGAAATTTACAACTCCTATTATGAAAGGAGTGATTTATATGGTTTACAAAACAAAACGTATATCGATTAAGAATGAGTTTATGGGACGTAATTTGGTAAAGGAAATTAGAAAAACGTACGGCGACAATATAGCTAATAAAATTAAATTGATTAAAGAAATTAGTTTTAATGTGCCGGTTTATTATCCTGGTATCAATGAAATTGCGTACCGTATTCCTAAAAGGATTGAGTGGTATTTGGAATTGCCAGAAGAAATTACTATAACTTATTGACAAAAGGCCTCAGCTATTTTTAGTTGGGGCCTTTTATTTTTAAAAAGGAGTAGGAGAATGAAGACTAAATTTATAGCAGGATTATTTATATTTACAGCTACACTTGGATTGGCAGGCTGCAGTGGAAGTGAAAAGAAAGCAGAATTATTGGAACCGATTAGTATTTCAGTGTCAGATAAAAGAGAAGATGGGAGTCTTACAATGGTCGATCCGGGTGGTAATAACTATTTGCAATTCAATGGTATCATTCACATTGAGAGTGATGGTAGCAATGGTAAGCCAATCAAGATCATGATTTACCAGAATGAATCAGAAGACTATGAATTCAATTAGAAGAGGAGAAAAATATGAGTAATATTGAATGTACAAAAGCAGAAAGTAAGATTATCAAAGATGTACTACTACGTGACGTCTTACCACTTATTAATGCAAACGATATCAGGCTGTTAAATGCAGATGAGGATGGCGAAGAAATTATGTGTATCGTGCAAGGTTACCATATAGGTTCGCTGTCTGATGAGCTGTTACGTAACCATGTAGTAGCTATATGGTACGAAGAATCTATATTAAATACGATTAATATACTGATTGGAGGTAAGAACATTGATATTTAACTTTTGGAGACCGTACCGTTTCTTCAAACCAAGAAAAGACGGTTGGTATCTTTGTACAGTACAGGATGGATATGGAGTGAACGAGCCAAAAGTCCTGTACTTATATTTTCGTAAATGGGATCAGAGATGGATCAATGATACAAGACAGACAGTGTTTGACGGATACAAAGTGTATGAGTCTGGTAAAGCACCAATTGAGGATTATCGCGTATTCACTGATATTTACTGCGAACGGTACGACGTGGTGGCTTGGAAAAAACTACCATGGTGTTATATTTGGAGCAAGTTTAAAGGAGATATGAGATGAGTGTAACAAAACCACCATTAGGGGTGATGCCTAGAGTTTTATGGGAATTCATGTGTGATAATTACAGAAAAGATAGCCTTTTCGAAGCTATGCGTCGTTACGCATTGGTTGATGAGCCAATACCGGACGAATGGGTAGAAGAATATAAAGAAATAATAAAAAGACAGGAGATAAGAAATGAATAGGGAAAGATTTGTAAATGGGCTGAAAGACGCTCCTCATTATTCGAAGAAGAGGCGTAAAGATATTTTGGAAAGAGTTCTTAGACGTTCCAATTGGAAAACACAATGCACTGTCGTAATGGAAGAGTTTGCGGAGTTACAGCAGGAAGTAAGTAAGCAGATTCGTGGTTATGGTGATAAGATCGGACTTTTGGAAGAGATGGCAGATGCTTATATTTGCCTAGAGCACCTTAAGTCCATTTTTAATATCAGTGACGGTGATGTGTTACGTGCTATGGAAGTTAAGATCAAGCGTGCAGATGATAACTTAAAGCACGCAGAAGCTAAAGAGAAAAGGGAGAAGATGTTAAATGAGTAGAGAGTATGATTTATATTTGCAGGATCATAAAGATGGCGTGAAGAAAGCGTTTGAGTTCATTCATGATAGAATACCTTCTCTTGTGCCAGTCGATCAGGAGTTGAGATTAACGCAGCAGATTTGTTTTGATCATGATCGTAGTAAAAATAATGATGATGAGTACGAACCATATGATGAATATTTCTATGGTAAGAATAGATCATATCAGGTCATTCAGGATTATGAATACGCTTGGCTGCTTCATATTCATCGTAACCCTCATCACTGGCAGTATTGGATTCTGAATCATGACGATCCGGACGAAGCTGAGACGATCATGGATATGCCTGAAAACTATATTCTCGAAATGATTTGTGATTGGTGGTCATTCAGTTGGCGATCTGAGAATTTGTATGAGATATTTGACTGGTATGATAAAAATGGTCCGTATATGAAATTGAGCAGGAAGACCAGAAAGTCTGTTGAGATTATTTTGGAGAAGATCAGAAAAGTGTTAGATGAGGAGAATAAAACATATGAGTAAAGAGGAATTAGACACACAGTTTGAAGCGGAGGTAAAGAACTTATTGTCTGGATATTTGCCGGATGAGAGTTCTCGTGAATATGTGGCTTTTAAGATTGCATTACTTCATCGCAATTATACGGAACAGGAGATGAGTTCTGGTGGAGAATGATGTAAAAGAATTATATTTCGGATTGTACTGTAAGACGTGTAAGTATTATTGGATGCCTGCTGATAAGAGACCGTGTCGTGGGTGTATCCGTGAACCATTGGGTGAAATTTCGCATAAGCCAATAAAGTGGGAACCGGGTAAATGATTCGCGATGTATTCTTGTCCTCTTATGACTAAAGTATAAAGGAGGACGATGATATGGGAATACATAAAATGAAGGTGGTTCCTGGTTCTGAAGGAGAGTTATATTTTATGGAATTGCTTGAAAAGGTTGGCGTAAAACCGGATCGAGTAATGTGTAGATTAGGCTCGATATTTGGAACCGACTACAATGAGTATATTTTAAGTGACGGTCTATACAAGCAGATCCAACAGTACTTGAAAGACAATGAGGAGACTCAGGCTTAACGCTTGGGCTCTTCTTTTTATATTTATTGGTACTACATTAAATGTGATAGCTGAGTATGTGAATACAGGAATTCGCGATATTTTCTTGAGCTGTTATAGAAAGATTAAGGAGGAACAGTGGTATGAGAAAAATAATGGATATAACAACAATGGCAATGATGATGCTTATGATATTAGGACTTATATTATGCTTATTTGGCATTGATGTACCGAAAGATATTATGGTCATGGAATTTGTCATTATGTTTGTATCATATAAAGTATATCAGATTCAGGTAAAAATCGAAAAAGAAAGGAGACGCAAATTAAAAATCGCTAAGCAGATGCGCGAGGTGGGACTCTAATTTAGGGGTCTCTTTTCTTTTTGTTTAAATTTAGGAGGTAAAGAAAATTATGAGTAAAGCTAAGAAATGTGATAGATGTGGTAAATACTATACAGATTGTAAGGATATGTCTTTGAGATATAAAGACCGAACAGTTAACTATATTACGTTAGGAAGTATCTATAACAGCGGTTATGGTATAGATTTTGATTTATGCAACGATTGTGTCACTGAACTGTTTGAGTTCTTACATATATCAAATGAACCAATTATTCGTGAAGATAGGGTTCAAAATTATGTAGCATTGTATAAAGGGAATCAGTTAAGAGTTGATGACTTTCTTAATCGAATCTACGACCTTAATACTGATGAAAAAGCAGAGTTCTTAAAGCGTTGTCATGAAGAAACTAACTATGGGGTTAACTCCACAGGTGACGTCTACAAGAAAAGGGATATTGATAGTACGATACACGATTTAATATTAAATGATGTTTATAGTCCAGTATGCAGAGAAGAGGAGGACTGATCTTTATGGGAAAACAATTTACAGTTGATTCATTGCGTAATTTACTTGCTCAGATATCGAATGCTGGTTATGGCGATATGGAAATATTTATAGGAGAGAGTTATCCACTTATGGATGATGCTTTTGTTATCGATTTCTATCATAACAAAATGACAATGAAAAATACCTATTATGATAAGCAAATGGCTGAAGCTATGAGACGAGCTCGTGATGATATGGCAGCTGTATATAGAAGATACTTACGTGATTGCTATGGAGCTGGACGTAGAATAGAAGAAGATAAGGAGAGTTGATATTTTTGATTAAAAAGCGAGGTAGACCGCCGAAAGTGAACGCTAAGAGAAAAGGTATTCGGATTCGGTTAAATGATGAAGAGGCAGATATGTTATCAGAGTTGAGTGCTAAGACAGGACGTACTCGCTCTGATATTTTTGTTGATCTAATGAGCAAAGAGTATAAAAGAACCGTACGCGGTAGACGCGAATAAATCATATTCTGTTATGGTAAAAGATTTGTAGTCACGAAAGGAGTAATGAATTATGAAAGATGAATTGAGAGAGCTTATGTCTGGCGATAACGTTGGTACTGATAGTGTAGTCATTCAGCTTGAGGAGGACAACTATAGTAGATTTTTTGACGAGAATAACCAGTTATGGATGAAAGACAACGTCATGAATAGGTTTACTTTAAATAACCAACGAAAATATATATATGATTTGTTGGTGACTAGAGGATATTTATTCTTGAACGAAGCTTACGATATGCTGGGTTTTTCGAGAACAAAGAATGGACAGTTAGTGGGTTGGACTTATAAAGAAGGAATGACTGTAGGTGATATTTATATGATATATCGTCAGGGCAAGAGTTTTGTATATTTGTTAGACTTCAAACCACAGGGAATTATCTTGGATGAAATCTAAACCGATGGGGCTTAGGTCTTGATTGACTTAGGCTCTTTTCTTTTTGTAATGAAAGTATAAGGAGGAAATAACTATGACACTTAACGATATTTTGATGGTAGCAGGAAAGGATATAGAGGTAGATTTATATCTCAACGATCGTCTTAATCCTATTTGTACTATTAGACCGCTATATGCTCTTAAATATCTTGCTTTAGATCTTCTGAGTCTTGAGGTGAAGGAGGTGCGTGGGAGTAATTATGACTGTAAACTTAGTGTGACTGTATCTACTAGAGAGGGGAAATGAGTTTATGGAAAGCAAACGTGGTAGACCTAGTACATCAGAATTAAATATGGCGAATCTTAGAGATGATGTTTTATATAGATGTCGCTATCAGTATTTTCAGAATGATTTACCTATGCATATATTTATTAAACAGTATGTTCTGAAATTGACTATCGACGAAATTCGATGGCTATTAGATTGGTCGGGTGATGGTAATGACTGGGACGTTACTGCATATAAGGAGATCGTAGAAAGAAAGGAGTAAGACAATGTTATTAAGATTAAAAGTATGGAAACGTTGGAATAAGAAGTGCATTAACGGTAATCTGTATAAGTTTCTTGTGCTGCTGGGGGTTAGACGTTCGCCATCATTTTATTGCTATTACATGGCGGCTAAACATAAAGTTAAGCATGGTGAAAATTTGAGTGATATTCTGCATCCACGTCTTATCATTATAGAAGATATTGAGGAGGAGTAATTTTATTATGGTTTATGTGTATAATGGTCTGAAATACGATACTGATAAAATGGATTGTATATCTACTAAGTGTATGTATGCTTTAAGTACATTCGAATACTCAGTGAATGTAAAATTATATAAATCAATAAAGGGACGCTGGCTTATTGTATTTAAACTAGGTGATGCTCTTGTTATTGACGAAGAAACAGCTAAATGTATGTTACTTAAATATGACATTAATGCTTATGAAAAAATATTTGGCGAATTAGAGGAAGCGTGAGAAAAGGAGAGTATTATGACTATACAGATGATATGTGATACGTTTAGCATGTACCAGAAAAATGAGCTGTACATGATAATCAGCATAATTTTAACTTGCAGAAAAGAGTATATCAATGTCAATCTCGATTTTCTATCAAACGATTGTCAGAAGGAAGCAGCTAAATTGATAATCGATGAAGCTATTAAAGACATGTCAGGTGTGAAAGTGAGTGTATGGTATGAATAAGGTAGATAAAGTATATGTAGTGACTGCTGGTGATTATGAAGATTACCATATTATTTGTGTTTTTGATAATCGATTGGATGCAGAACGTTATATAGCATTGCATCAATTGGATAGCGACAACATGATGTTTATTGAGGAGCATGATATTTGTAGGGACGAAGAGTTAAACAACATGATCGTATATTATGGTATAGAGTTTTATGTGCGTGACAACGAACGTCAGTTTACAGATTACCATATAGTGTTTAAAAACAAAACGATTGAAGAGAACATTACTAGAACGCAGCGATGTTACGCACCCGATATTATTTCTGGTATTATTCCAATACCGTGTCGTATAGTAGATGAGAATATTATTAAGAACCTTATATGTGATGCTGTGGCTAAGTTTAGAGCTGAAGAAAAGGAGGATCGATATTTATGAAAGTATATTTATACAATTTTTACAGAGGAAAGCTCTATGAGTATGAAGGGGATTTACAGGTACAGGGTAAATATAAGGCTATATTTAGAATTATTAATGATGATGGAAAGATTCTTCGTGTACTGACTTGCGATCCGAAGCCAGGTGTTCTGTATAACCATAATGTGTGGTTCCCAGGAGCAGATAAGCTTAAAGCTATTGATATTTTCATGGAAGATGAGAATGAGAAGATTAATAAGTTGGAAGAAGCACTTCAGAGAAAAAGACCACTTTTACGAACCTTTTGAAAATGCAGTTGATAGAGGAGGGTATTAGTAATGAGTGAAGAAAACTTGAGGCAGTTGAGAATTGTAAGAAATGAACTGCTTTGTAAACGCATGAGATACTTTACACGAGGCTGTGAATGTTTACGTGAGGCTGCTAAACCAGAAATTCCTCGGCAGAAAAAGGAAGAGCTTAAACTATTAGTTCGTCATTATTTCTTTATAGCAAGTGATTTTCAAGAGCTTTTTGATCTAATTGACAAAACTATTCAAAATATAGAGGAGAGTATTAGTAATGGGAAACATTCTTAGATTTATTATTAGCACACTGATTATGTTAGGTGAAGGGCTTATCTTATATCATATGGGGTATGGTATTCTCAACTGGGAGTACTGGATGATTTTGATTCTTACAATGTGTTACATGTTGGTATATATATTTATAAAGTAAGGAGGTATTAATGTTATGAAATGTATGGGAAGTGTATGGGCTTATGTTAGAAGTGATAAAACTACAGTTAAGGAATACAAAGCTATTCTATATCATAGAGAGGCATATTTTGACGGTGATTTTTACGAGCCGGGTACTAGTTATTTAAAACTACTTGATGACGATGGCACGGCTATCAGGAAGATTAAATGTGCGGCTGAGGAAGGAATCCCTTATTATAATGTTTTGTGGTATTATTCTAAAACTGATTTAGACCCATTAGCTGTGTTTGCAAATGTAGAGGAATATATTGAGAAAAACGAAAAGGTAATGGAGAATGGTCGTTTTAAACTTATTGACGTTTTGAAAATTCTCGATGAGAGGCAGAATATCACAATTCATGTCTATGCGCCATGTGGTCGTTTCTCAGCAAGAGCTATTGTTGCTATGGAAGCATTATCAGACGATATTTTACAATCCAGAGTATATAAGTTCAAAACTGTTGGAAACGACTCAGATATTCATCTATATATCAAAAAAGTAAGATAAAAGGAGAATCAATATTATGTTAACGCCAAAAGAATTAGAATTTGTAGAAGAACTTTGTAGTAGTCTGTCTGATGTAAAAAGAAAGAAGGCATTGGATAATTTACTATTTGAGTATAGACAGTATATGAGATGTGGGAGTCCTGAAGAGTGTGCTCAGAGAAAAGAATGGATGGAAATGTCTTATGAAGATATTCGGGAGAATTTTAACAATACTGTCAAGGCATTACAAAGAGAGGTTTCTGATATTCGAGAGTCCTATACTGATAAGAAACCAGCTAAGAAAAAAGTAGGTAGACCTAAAAAGAAGAAAAACGATGGTGGTAGTACTAGTTGGGATAATCATCCGCACTTTAACACTTTGGAAGAGCGTGACTTATATTACAAATAAAGGAGATTTAAATCTATGAAAATTAAATTATTTACGCATACCGATTTGGACGGCGTAGGTTGTGCTATTTTGGCATATATAGCATTCGATAAAGAGAATGTAGATGTTGAGTATTGTAACTACGATGACGTGGACAATAAAGTAGAAGAATTTATAAAAAACGAAGATCTGTACCGGAGTTATAATCAGATTTTCATTACTGATATTTCTGTCTCTGATCAGGTAGCTAGTATGATTGATATTTTGGATAAAACTGATCATAGGGTACATTTATTCGATCATCATGGAACTGCTCTTAGATTGGATAATTACTTTTGGTGTACTGTATATGAATATTTAGATGTTGTAAAGACTAGTGGTACCGAATTGTTCTATTTATATTTGAAGAATAGTTTAAGTCTTGCGTACGATCAGACAACTCAAAATAAAATATCTCGTTTCGTGTCTATAGTTCGAGACTATGATACTTGGCGTTGGAAAGAATTAGGAGAAGACAGACTTGTTAGTAAGCAGATGAACGACCTCTTTCATATTTATGGTAGAGATAAATTCATTGAGCTGGCTATGAAGCGTATCATGTTTGGTACTTCACCATTGCATCAAGATGAGTGGTTCTCAGAAACTGATGTACTCTTACTCGAACAGAAACAGAAAGACATTGATATTTATGTAGAGCAAAAAGAGAAACAGATTACAGTTAAAACAGACCAGTGGGGTAATACATATGGTGTTATATTTGCTGAGCTGTATTTCAGTGAACTTGGTAATCGTCTATGTGAGATGCATCCTGAGCTTGCTTACATTGCTATGATTGATATTTCACGTGGCAGGGTTAGCTATCGTACAATTCGAGATGATATCAATCTTGGTACTGAAATTGCTCATAATTACGGAGGTGGCGGTCATCCAAAAGCTGCCGGTAGCACATTTGATATTTCATGGGCTATGGATATTATTACAGATTGGTTATTTGATATGCATGATGCCGAGTCAGAAACATATGCAGCTAATGTTGGTACTTTTGAGAATCCAGTTCGTATTTCACCAGATGAGTTTGCGAAAAAATATACAGCAAAGCCGCCGAGTGCTGACCCATGGTTGTCAAACGCAAGGGGTAGTTTATAACATATTGATGAACGATATTAAGAGAGGCTTTAAATAGCTTCTCTTTTTCTTTTAGAAAGGGTGGTAAGAATGAAAAGATATTGGACTAACTATATTATTCAGGATAATTTTAATAGATTTGCTTATCGAGAAAGTTCATATGACTGTTGTTTATCGTTGGACTCGGCGTTGCTAGCTGTAGAAACTATGCGATTTAATCATACAGTGTTGGCAGCTTGGATTGACCTTACAGATGGTGATGAAAAGCCTATCACTATTTGGCACGAGTGTTATGTCGATAATGTAGGACGTGTATTAAGAGCTACACAGGAGAGTTAGATATGGATGAAGTATGGTTATACTGGATATTTAGTGGACACTTAGAATCTAGGAGAGGCGTGCTAGAATATATTGATGACGTATATGGTCTTATATCGAACTGTACTCGTGGTCGTGCATATGTCAAAGCGTATCATAACGGGCATAAGTATCTATGTAGTGGTATTGAGGGCGATGTATTTAATGGTATGGTTTGGCTTCGTGAGGGTAATCGAGAAAGAGCTATTGATATTTTCGTAGAGTATTATTTCAAGGGCGTTATGAAAGCTCGTACAGACCTTACAGCTAAAGAGATGATATATGAATTGGTTTGTACATTAAGAGATAAAGAAAAGGAGTAATTATTATGAATAGGATGGATATTTATGTAGGGGCTAGACGTTCAGGTAAAACTGCAACATTGATTAAGAAGTCGGCAGAGACTGGAGCTTATATTTTAGTAGCAACCAAACATCAGGCACATGCTGTGTATAAACAGGCTAAAGAGATGGAGTATGATATTCCGTTCCCTGTGACAGTTTCTGAGATTATAACTGGATTAAAGTATTTTAATGATTCTTATATTAAAAAATACGGTTTATTGATCGATGAACTCCAATCGGTATTGGACGTCGCTTTTTGTGGTATTCCGATTCATGGGGCTACTTTAAATCTTGATAGTAATACTGACATTAAATATTTAAATCCAGATGAAAGGATTAGAGCTGTAGATGAATCTGAGCAGAAATGAACTTAGAAGACTTCATGAATGCTTAACTTGTTCATTTTTCGAGAGATGTGAGATAGAAGTAGCCAATCCTGAAGATTATCCAGATGGTCAGTGTAAGACTAAAGATATGTTTAATGAACAGTTAGTAAACGAGACTTGTAAGATGTATGAAAATGCTGATAAAAAGATACTCGAGGACTGGCTGAATAATTAAAGTACAGAGGTTACTAGAAATCGCGATAGAATCCTACTATGTTATGAAAAAACAAAGGAGGGTTCAATATGGACAAAAATATAAGAGGAATTCAGGTGAGTCGTAAAAGTGATTTCGTAAATATTGGATTAGAGGTCGACAATACAGGCGAACTGTTCATACTTCAAGTGTACTTTATTAAAAGTCCGCTTAATTGGGGTATAACTATAGGTTTTCCAGATGGAGGATCTACAACGTTATTACTACCTAATGACGCTGAACTATATGAAGACTACCCATTTGAATGTATGGGTATGAAATTCGAAGTTGATATTTACAATGATGATAATCTTGATGTTTATGAGATTTATATTCATCAGTAATTTCTCAGAGGGGTGGTATACTTGCCCCTTTGTTTTTCTAGTTCTTATAAGTCAATACTTGATTTAATTTATATTTGTGATAGAATTGGTTTCACTTAAATGGAGGTGAAATGTATGAAAATCACAATTGTATATTATGACGGTGAAAAGACAGTGAGAGAAACTCGTGGTGGTAAGAGCAAGTGATGTTAGTATTTTTTCAGATTCAGAAGGGGTCTAGGTCAGAAATGGCTTAGACTCTTTTTTGTTGTACGTTTAAGTTAAAAGGAGTAAATGTTATGGATACAAAAATTTATATAGGACCAAGAGGATGCGGAAAGACAACATCATTAATTACGAAATCGGCTAAGACGGGAGCTACTATTATAGCACCGAGTAGATACATGGCAGATTGCATTCGCGAACAGGCAAAAGAAATGAGGTATGATATTCCAGAGCCGTTATCGGTTGATGAGTTTTTATTAATAAGACGAAATCCAGGTTTTATGAAGACTAATATACTACATAAAGGTGTTCTCATCGATGAGGCTCAGATCATACTGCAGCTTATTTTCGGTCCGTTTAAGATTTGGGGAATTACCGTGAACGATTATGATAATATTGAGTATTTAGATTCTGAGGAGGATTGATAATTATGAAGAATAAAGAAAAGTACGCTGAGGATATTATTAAGATTGCTTGCAGTGGATCGCGTTTTGGTGTAAATAGACGCAATGGTAATGTGTCGATGTGTACACACCTTAAATGCAGGGATTGTTTAATTTATGATGCTATCAATGGGTGCTGTAGCAGCGATAGACTTACCTGGGCCGAGTCAGAGTATGTTGAAAGACCTGTTATTAGCAAAGCAGATAGAGTATTACTTGAATGTCTGAAAAAGGATCGCAAATACCTAGCAAGAGATGAAAATGGGCTGTTGTATTCTTATATTAAAAAGCCCAGTAAGTATAACACCTTATTCATGTGGGGCACCGGCACTTCTGGTCCTACTCGTATAAATAGTTGTTTTAACGCAGACTTTCCTATGGTGAAATGGGAAGATAATGAACCTTGGTTAGTCGAAGATTTGCTGAACCTAGAAGTTGTAGATGAATATTAGGAGGATTGATAATTATGGATAAGGATATAAAAGACGCTGTTGACCTGTTCTACAAAACATTTACAGAATTCTATAAGAAATGTGGGGATAGTAACTTAGCGATAAGATTAACTTGTGCTATTACTGGCTTGAATGTCCCGGAGTCTAACGGCGCCTTGTTTGGAATTAATTTTGGTGGTAAAAGAAATAACACTCGCTAACTTTACATGGGCTGTTATGGAAGGGTATTTTTAGATTCAGGAAGGAGACCGAAAATGGATAAGGTTAACGAGTATTTAAAAAGGAACTACAAAAGCACCGTAATTGGAGATGTGGAGTTGTGCGTAATTAAGCGTATGGAATGTGCTGACCGATTCATGATATCGGTACAAGCTAGTAGTATGCATTATTGTGTACCACGTAAAAATGGAGCGTGGCCATACAGTGAAGTAGAACTAGGCTTCCCGAGTGAACTGGACGAGCTTATCGCTGATTATGCGAATAAACCCGATACAACAGAAACAGTGTTTGCGTATGTTCCAATTGATATTGTTAATCAGTTGGTAGAAAAGCATGGTGGGATTAAAGAATAAGCTTTCGAGAGGAGCCCTAGGTCTTAATTGACTTAGACTCTTCTTTTGTCTCATTTTTTAGAACCGCTATATTTTAAAGGAGGTATTAATTATGTGTGAATTTTGTAAAGTTGAAACTATTGGTGGTAAGTCTGATATGACAAATGATATTGGTGGCACTTTCATTGGTATTGGTGATTCTTCTGATGTATTAGGGCTACGATTATATATTACTTAGGCGGACACTGTTAGAAAACCTATTTTGCAGGCTGACTTATATGCTCTTGCTGGTATTGGTAGTATTGCTCGTGTTGATATTCTGATTAAATATTGTCCGAACTGTGGTAGAAAACTTGTATGATTGTTCTCGCGATACTTTCTTGGGCTGTTATGAAAGATTATATTTTAGATTCTGAAAGGAGAAAAAGATTATGAAGAAATTTACAACAGCAGAGGACGAGATGATAATTACTAATTTTATAACCGAGTCGAGTAAACATGAAAATGCTTTATGTAGATGGGGTGCAACACTCTATCGTGAGGGTTTGCTTAAAGGCTGGGCTATTGGTGTTGGTGGGTGTCTTATTGGCTGTCTTATTGCTGATTATGTTACAAATAAAATCATAGATAAAAAATCAGAAACTAAATAATGATATTTTACCTTTGAGGGTCTGAGTCTTAATTGACTTAGGCTCTTTTCTTTTTTGATTGATATTTGGAAAGGAGAGTAAACATGGCACAGAAGATGTTTTTAATTACAGAAAATGAGATGGATGAATATAAACGGCTAAAAGAACAGGAAAACACAACAGGTCGTAAAATCACCATAAGAGAATGGGAAGAGTACCAGAAACTTAAAGCTAAGAATAGAAAGATGGGGAAATGGGTAGGTTTTGATCACCTTATACATTGCCCGGTGTGCGGTTATGTGGTTGATCATAAGGTACCAACACAGACTTATTGTGATAGATGTGGTCAGAGATTGGAGGATTGATATTTTATGAGCAGACTAATCGATGCTGATATACTGATTGAAGAAATGCGAAAATGGTATTGGGATGAAGAAAAACAGAAAGCAGCAGAAAAAGATATAAGTCCGATGGATTTATTTACTAATTTGGCAATATCAACCGTTAAAGAACAGCCGACAGCGTTTGACATGGAGAAAGTCGTACACGAATTGCAAAATTTGCGTATGGATATTTTTGAAAAAGTAAAGAAAGGCTATCCGACTGAAGCCGATGACGAACCATGGCTAATTGAAGACTTAAAGAAACTTGAAATTGTAGATGAATATTAGGAGGTAGTGGTATGAGATATAAGGCTGGAGACAGAGTGTTGCGCTTACGCTATTATCAAGGATCATGATGGACATATTGTATGCGAAGAGAGAATAAAGTATGGTGATAATTTCAGTAACATATTAAAACGGTATTGTGAAGAACACGAAGGTACTTATTATGCAGTTAAGGAGCTTAGAGCTGTTGTTAAGAAAGGTTGATATTTTATGAAGAATAAAGAGAAGTATATGACAGAAATTATAGATGCATGTTTGGATGGTATGACTATTGCTGTTAAAGCGGACGGGAAGCCATGTATATGTCAAAAAACGAGGTGCAAAGAATGTATATTTTACGATGGAACTAATCCGTATTGTAGGGATAGGATACGTGCGTGGGCAAACTCGGAATATATTGAGAGACCTGTGATTTCTAAAAGAGATAAGGCGTTTTTGGAGTATCTTAGAGAAGAATACAGATTCGTTGCAAGAGATGAAAATGGTAAGTTGTTTGTATACGAAACACGGCCAAAAAAAGAAGAAGTGAGTTGGGTTTCGTTTGGTTTGATTTCTGAACATTATTTACCTTTGAATCCAATCTTCAATGTTGACTTTCCGATGATTAAATGGTCAGACGAAGAACCTTGGACGATCGAAGACTTAAAAAAATTAGAAGTGGTGGACGAGTATGAACTTATTAATTAGACTTATGAGCTTATCTGTAACGGTATGTCTGACAATAGATCTGTTGAATACATTTTTTAAAACTAGCAAAAAGTTAGGTATCCTGTTCATGCTATCTGAATGGATTTGTTGGATATTAGCATTATTCATTTTTACAGGAACAGTAGAATTGGTATGGATTGGATAAGCTTATAAAAATTAGAGGTAGTGGAAGAGTGTTAGGAGGATCGATATTTTATGAAGAATAAAGAAAAGTATATCGATAAAATTGTGAAAGTTGCGTGTGCGTGGCATAGTAGTTTTGGTGTCGATAAGGATACGGGTAAGGTAGGCGTTTGTAGTGGTATCACCTGTAGTAGTTGTAAGTTTAATGACGATGACAGAGAGTGCGAACGATGTCGATTAGAATGGCTTGAACAGGAGTATGTTGAAGTTCCGGTGATTTCTAAGAGTGATAGAAGGTTTCTTGATTGTATTGGTAACACTTATAAATATATTGTTAGAGACAGGGATGGTAAACTATTTGTATGTAAGAAGGTTTATGCAGTTAACGATGAGTGGTTTAGTAGAGGGTGCGTTGCTGGCTCCGATTACACGTATATTAGTGGTTTTGACGTACAGTTTCCAATGGTTAAAGTTATATCTTCTACTGTATGGTCTATCGAGGATCTGAAGAAACTTGAAGTAGTGGAAGAGTATTAGGAGGCAATAGTATGAGATATAAGGTTGGGGACAGATTAAGGGTTAGAAAAGATTTAGCAGTTGGCGATATATATGGCGATGGCATTTTTACGTGGCGTATGTATACATTATTAGGGAAGATTGTCAAGATATCTGAAGTGTATACTAGTTTCTACCGTATTGATGATCCGGACTATGAGCTCTGCAGTTGGACCGATGATATGTTTGAGCCTATTACTAAGCTTACTGCAACTGAAGTAGTTATGTTTGCACAAGAGATGTGTGATTCGGCGACACGGTGTACTGGCTGTCCAGTTCAAGAAATTCGGTCAAAGCACAGCTGTGATCTTTGTCAAGAGGTTAAACGTAAGTATGCAGATGAGTATGTTGAGGCTGTCACTAAATGGGTTATCGGAGATACGGGTAAGAAAGAGATTAGTATAGAGCAATGTTCATACCTGGTGATTATGGATACCGATCGAAACATCGTATATGAGGAACAGCTAAAAGTCGGTGATGACTACAGAGCTGTGTTTAAACGATATTGTGAAGAACATGATGGTACCTATTATGCGATTATTGAATGTAGGCTTGGTGTTAAGGAGGATTGATAATTTATGGTAATGTTTGTTTGGAGTATGATTATTCTTTATGCAGTTGCAGTGATTATGATTATTGTTAACTGGGATAAGTGGATCGAAACTAAGTATGATAAGTGGTGCTTTGATCGTGTTATGAGTATATGGTGTCGTTTCTTTATTGGAATGCATTTACTTGTCGTTGCTTTATTTGTGTTTTTGATGATTTGTAGTTTATAAGGAGACATAAGAATGAAACTTAGAGTTAAGTATGCTAAACGTTTGGGATTATGGTTTGGTCAAGTGAAGTATAAGGACGATGGTGTATGGTTTAGAGAGACTCGGTATTGTTGGACAAAATATGGTGCTAAACGCGAGCTTCGTAAGTGGTATAAACAAGAGGTTGCGCCAGAGAAGATAGAGGAAATGGAGCCTGGGGATCTAAGTGGCGGCAGACTCATCGATATTTTAAAACCACTTCTGATTGGAATGGCGGTGGCTTGTTTTGCGGTCTTCATCTGCGCAAGGTATATGTAGATTAGTGAGGTATTATATTTATGGAAGATTTAAAACTCGGATTACGCATAGCTAGTATAGTAGTTGGACTTATTGTGTATTGTTATGTGTGGAATTACATAATAGATAATTTTAAAGATTCTTTTGATGATAGTGTTCTCTATCAAATTGTTTTTATGATATGGATAGTGTTACATGCTGTTGGAATTGTTAGCGCCTTAGTCTGGGCTTGGTGTTAAAGTTTTTATGAGGTGATTGTAATGTTTGAGAAAATTAAAGCAATGATTCAGAGGTTTAAATTGTGGCATTCACATGAGTCTTGTTATACCGCTAGGGAAGACGAAGGGTATGCTGTGTTTGGAATGTGTGGAGGTACTGTAGGTGGTACACGAAATACTGGATATTTATCTGAAGAGTGTATAGACTGTCCGTATTATACAGATTTGAGAAAGGATTGATATTTTATGAAGAATAAAGAGAGGTATACAAAAGAGATTGTAGATATTGCTTGTGGTGGACATGTTCTTGCAGTTAGTAAAAAAACTGGAAAACCGGTACCGTGTGATATTACATCTTGTAGTCAGTGTGTGTTTAGCGAAGGTGACCATTCATCGTGTGTAGATAACGGAAAAGAATGGGCGGAATCGGAGTATGTTGAAGTTAGGGACAAGTGTTAGGAGGAATGATATTTTATGTTTGAGAAAATTTTAGTATTGGTATTTTGCCATTTAATTGGTGACTATGTATTGCAATGTGATTTCATCGCTAAGAGTAAAGGCGAGAATCGATATCACATGATGGTACATTGTTTATTGTATTGTGTGCCGTTTTATTTCGTATTTGGTATGACCTGGCAGTTAGGTGTAATTCTACTGATGCACGGCATAGTCGATCCATTAAAGGCAAGTTTTAATAAGATTTCGTATACCACTGATCAAGTGATACATTATCTTACGTTATTGGTTTATTTGATTTGAGAAAGGGTTGATGTTTTATGAGAGGAGGCGGTGACATATGAGCAAATCAGTATTAGTTATGGATACACCAGAAACATGTTGGGACTGTATGTTTTGTTTCGAGATTAATGACGGTATTGATGCTCAGTGTTCAGTTGTGTCTGGAGATGAATATAATGGTTTCTTTAGACGTATTGATTGCGATGGTGGTTATTGTAAGAACAAACCAAATTGGTGTCCGTTAAAAGAAGTTCCTGAATAAGAACATGATACTTATTACAGAATCTTGGTTTGTCATTAAGGAGGTTAATATTTTATGAGAGGAGGTGATTCGTCACGAGTGATATTAAGAAACGCGGTAGACCGGTTAGTGCTGATTGCAAAAAAGATAGGTTTATAACTATGAGAACTACAGATGATGTGTGTAAAATGTTGACTGATATTTGCGAAGCGCATCATTGTAGTAAGACTGTGGCACTTGAGAAACTCATTGTAAATCAGCATAAATTGGTCGAAATGGGCGTAAAATTGCTTTGATATTTATGTAACACATTAATTCAAAAAGGGGTATTTATGTAACACATTAATTCATTTTTGATTTTTCGTGTTACATAATTCAGTGAATTTTCGTGTTACATAATTCAAAAATCGAATTTTCGTGTTACATAATTCGAGTACTTTTACGTGAAAAATTGGTATTTTGGGGCTAAAATCGTCGAAAATGGGTATTTATGTAACACATTAATTCATTTTTCGCTGTTTTTCGTAAAAATTTATATACCCTTATATTCCCATAAGAGTCTGTTTAAAGGATTGTTTAGTATTTTATAACAATTGTTTAATTTGAGGATTAATATAAATAAACCTGGTATTTTTTGTTTTTAGCAGAATTACCGGTATATTAATGGGCTGTGTAAGAATTATTGATATTTTAGTTTAAGGAGGATGTAATGAAGAAAGGAATTGATTATTGGGAATCCATGTTTGAATATTATGCTAACGTGTATCCACAGTATGCAGAACGAACGATAAATTGGTTCCCAAGCGGTCAGATGGAAATTACGGTACGATTAGATGATAGAACATTTTGGGTCTTTGATATGATAGGACCGACATTAAAGCCATTAGGAAATAAAGAGCTTAATCCAGAATCTGAAGACGGTATTTCGGAAGAAGAGTATCGTATCAGATTTTCAAGAAACCTAAGAGTAAAGATGCTTCATAGCGCGATGTCACAAGAAGTACTAGCTAAGCTAAGCGGTATTTCACATGTAACGATTTGCAAATATGTGAACGCTAAAGCAACACCAAGTATGTATAACCTAGAACGAATAGCTAGAGCATTGCAGTGTTCTCCTACAGAGTTGTTAGTTTATTGATGTTTAGAAAGAGAGGTATAGGCCAATGGAGCATGAAGAATGGAAACACTGTGATGAGTTCCCACGATACGACATCAGTAATGAGGGGAATGTTCGGAATCACAAAACCGGAAGAGCAATGTCTACATATATTTCAGACCGAGGGTACACACGAGTAAGTCTTACAGAAGACGGTAAGCAATACACAAGAAACGTAAGTACACTTGTCGGACGAATGTTTGTTGACGGCTATGAAGATGGTATGGTCATTACTCATAAGGACGGCGACAAGACTAATCCAGAAGCCAGTAATTTAGAGTGGCGAAAACCTAAAGATATTTTGTCAGAAAAGAACGGACGAAATAGAAAAGTAAAATGTGTCGAGAGTGGTAAAGAATACAAATCAATTAATGACTGCTCACAAGATACAGGCATCGGTCGACGTGCAATTAGTAGATGTGCTAATCAAGCATCGCTAAGTACAAAAGCCGGACTACACTTTGAATTCGTAGAATGATATTTTAGGAGGGCGCGAAATAAACAAGCGCTCTTCTTTTTTTGCCCAAAAACTACTATTTTTACAACACTCGATGCCCGTCACTAAAACTTATCCTGTTATGAAGAGAAGGTACAATGTCTCCCGATTTGCAAAAAAACAAGCAGTCAATCAACAACAAATCGGACAAACATTGCGCCTTCTTTTTGTCTATATTTATGGACCTTTAGTTCATTGGTAGAACAGTCGCCTCATAAGCGAAACGTAATAGGTTCGATTCCTATAAGGTCCATTAATAAGAAAGGGTGGTTGTATGTTAGAATCTAAATTTCAGTCCAAACTCATCCGGAGAATTAAAGATGAATTTCCAGGATGCATTGTACTGAAAAATGATCCAACATATCTGCAGGGCATTCCGGATCTGACCATATTTTACGAGAATACTTGGGCTGCACTAGAAGTTAAGAAAAGTGCAAAAGCTAGTCATCAGCCAAACCAAGATTACTACGTAGATAAGATGAATCAGATGTCTTACGCAGCATTTATATTTCCGGAAAATGAAGATGAAGTTATGGCAGAACTTCAAAACCATTTCAATACATAAGGAGGACACTACATTGATATTTGAAAAGCATTATGACTTACGCGGTAAACACGCTACGTTATCACCTAGTCAACCTCACTGGCTTAGATATTCGGATGAGCAGCTTTACCAGAAATATGTAAGTAGCTACGCACAGGCTATGGGGACATCATTACATGAGCTTGCTGAAACACTTATCAGAAATGGGCTAAAGCTTAAGAAAAATGACGACCTTACAGTATTATCTCATTTACTGAGCGACGGTATCCCAAGAAATGTAATCGACATGGAACGTATCTATGGTAACTTTAGAAACTATGTAAATGACGGTGTAGGGTTCAAACTTACTCCTGAACAGATTTTATATTATTCACCATATTGTTATGGAACAGCTGATGCTATTTCTTTTAGAAATAATTTCTTGAGAATACACGATTTAAAAACCGGCACAGCACCTGCAAAAATGGAACAACTTTTGGCATATGCTGCTCTTTTCTGTTTGGAGTATAAAGTAAAACCAGGAGATATTGATGTTGAATTATGTATCTATCAGAATGATGAAATTATTCATGACGAACCAACAGCTGATGACATTTTACCAGTGATGGATTGTATTATTCAACATTGTAGAACTATGGAAAGAATTCATGAGGAGGGTATGTAATCATGAACCCAATAGCAGAAGAAATAATGTCGTACTATGGATTAGCTGATACTATTGATAATTCTGAACCAATAAGACATTCTGAAAGTAATGACATAGCAGAAGAGATTGCTGGATATTTTGGTATTGCTGAAAGCGAAAATGATGCTATGCATTATGGTATGCCAAGAAGAAGTGGTAGATATCCGTATGGAAGTGGCAAAGACCCATACCAACACGGCAGTGACTTCCTTGGTCGTGTAAAAGAAATGAAGAAAGATGGATTTACATGGACTGATCCAGAGACTGGCGAGAAATACACTGGTGAGAAAGCTATTTACAGATCTATGGGACTAACTTCAACGGAATACCGTAGACAGGTAAGCTGGGCAAAATATGAAGTAAGACTGGATCAGGTTCAGACAGCTAAAAGTTTAAAAGCTGATGGTCTTGGTGCTACCGAAATCGGTCGAAAAATGGGTATTTCCGAATCGACGGTAAGATCACTATTAGAACCATCGAGAGAAGATAACATGAATCAGACTATGGAGACAGTTAACTTTCTTAGAGATCAGCTTAAAGAGAAAGGTATGATTGACGTTGGTGCCGGTGTAGAACAGGATCTTGGTATTACAAGAACACGACTTGATACAGCCCTTGATTATTTACAGAAAGCTGAAGATTGTCCTATTTATGGTGGTGGTATTCCTCAGCCAACAAATGCAAATCAACAGACAAACCAGAAAGTATTGTGTCTTCCTGGAACAAAGAACTCAGATATTTATGATTACAGTAAAGTAAAGACTATTACAGATTACCAGTCTAATGATGGCGGTGACACATACCACAGAAAGTTTACATATCCGGAAAGTCTTGATTCTAAGAGACTTCAGATCAGATACGCTGAGGATACTGACAGTGATGGAACTAAAGGTATTGAGAAAGATGGTATCATCGAACTTCGTAGAGGAGTTCAGGACTTATCATTAGGTGATTCCAAATATTCACAGGTTCGTATCATGGTTGACGGTACTCACTACCTTAAAGGTATGGCTGTATATTCTGATAATATGCCTGACGGAGTAGATGTTGTATTCAATACTAATAAGAAACGCGGAACTCCACAAAACGATGTACTTAAAAAGATCAAAGATGATCCAGATAATCCGTTTGGTTCATTAATTAAAGATGCAGACCAGGGCGGACAGTATTGGTATACCGATAAGAAGACTGGTAAACAGAAACTCGGACTCATTAATAAAAGAGCGGATGAAGGTGACTGGACTGAATGGGCAAACGCTTTACCATCACAGTTCCTTTCTAAACAGGCAGTACCACTGGCAAAGAAACAGTTAGGACTTGCTAAAGCTGATAAGCTCGCAGAGTTCGATGAAATCTGTAGTCTTCAGAATCCAACTATTAAGAAACATTTACTTGAAAAGTTTGCTGACGGATGTGATTCTGCAGCAGTACATTTGAAAGCAGCCGCTCTCCCGGGACAGAGATATCATGTTATCATTCCTATTAATAGTTTGAAAGACAACGAAATATATGCACCTAACTATGCTACAGGAACACAACTAGCATTAATTCGTTACCCGCATGGAGGTATCTTTGAGATTCCTATTCTTACTGTAAACAACAAGAATAAGCTTGGACAGAAGATTATTTCAGGAGAAAGCATCGATGCTGTAGGTATCAATCATAAAATCGCAGACCAGTTATCGGGAGCAGATTTTGACGGAGATACTGTAATGTGTATTCCTACGAATGATGCAGGTGGTAAAATAAAAATCAAAAACAAACGTCCATTGAAAGGGCTTGAGGGATTTGATCCGAAAGTTGAATATGGTGGAACTAAAACGGTTGATTCTAATGGTGTAGAGCATTATACACGCAATGGTCATGAGTATCCAATAATGAAAGATACTCAGAAACAGATGGGCGTTATTTCTAACCTTATTACGGATATGACACTCGGCGGAGCCAGTGAAGAAAAGATAGCTAGAGCCGTACGGCATAGTATGGTTGTTATCGATGCACAGAAACATCATCTTGATTATAAAGCTAGTGAGAAAGAGAATAACATCTCTGCTCTTAAAGCTGAATTCCAGCAGAGCATACAGCCAGACGGAAGTATCAAGATTGGTGGAGCTTCAACATTGTTGTCTAGTGCTAAAGGACAGTATTCAGTAGCTAAACGACAGGGCGGTTATAAGATTAATGCTCCGGGTACAAAAGATTATAATCCAGACCTACCAGACGGTGCTAAAGTATGGAAGACTATGGACCCTAAAAAATTGTACTATGCCGACAAAGGAAAGAATAAGAAGACTGGTATGGTGGACATCCGTACGGAAGACGGTAAGATTATTTCTTATGATCCTAAGGATAAGGTAGCTGCTAAGAAGTACTACCCGGTACAGCATATTAACAAAGAGACTGGGGAAGTAACCTTTACAGATAGTACGGGTAAAATACAGTACCATGTTAAACAGCGTAATCAGGTCAGTACAAAGATGGCTGAAACAAACGATGCAATGTCTCTTGTATCACCTAAGAAGCATCAAATGGAACTGGTATATGCTGAGTATGCTAATGATATGAAGGCACTTGGTAACAAAGCCAGAATGGAAATAGTTAACACTAAAGATATAGCATACAACCAGGCTATGCGTAAACAGTACCAGACTGAAGTAACATCACTGGATACTAAGCTCAAGGAGGCTAAGAAGAACCAGCCTAAGGAGCGAGAGGCTATGCGCAGGGCTAATACTGAGATTCAAGAGAAGCAGAAGAACGATCCTAATATGAGTAAAGAAGATCTTCGTAAGCTCAGACAGAAATCCATATCCAAATATCGTAATGAAGTAGGATCAGCTAAGCGGTCTCAGCGTAACATAGAGATTACAGACAAAGAGTGGGAGGCTATACAGTCTGGTGCTATTAGTGCTAGTAAACTTGATCAGATTCTTAATAATACAGACATTGATAAGTTAAGACAGAGAGCTATGCCTAAAACTACAACATCGCCAAGTAAAGCACAGGCTGATAGATTCAAAGCATTAGCAGCATCAAACTATACACTTGAAGAGATAGCAAAGAAGACTGGCTTCTCTACATCAACAATCAGTAAGTATCTTAAAGGAAAGGAAGTGATCTAAGATGCCACAAGAAACTATTACAGAAACTTACATTGCTTTGACAACCATTGACAATCCTTTCGATCCAATTGATGACTTCGACAATTGGTATGATTATGACATGGAAAAAGGTTACAATTGTTGTGGTTATGTAGATCGAGTTTCTCATTACTTTGATGGGATGACTGAGAAAGAGAAAGTAGTTGAACTGGAAAGAGCAATCGATGAAATCCTTACTGTAAATCCTTTGAATATCTTCAAGAAAGTTAAGCGAAGTGTTGAAGTTGCTGTTTAATTCAAAAGTTTTAGTTTGACTCAATTCAACTGTCAATAATAATCGCAATGTTCAAGCCTTTCTTTTGTAAGTAAAGCGTTGATGTGAAGAAACAGAAACGAATAATAAATAAAATGCAGATACATTAATGAAATGGATAAAAGCCGGTAAAAATGATGAAAAATAGTGAAAATATAGTGAAATATAATTATACAGATACTATGGAATATCATTTTAGTGGGTAGGGGGTATCTTCAAAATTACACCCCCTCCCTGCATCGCGCCGGTCTTTATATTTTCTCCGGCGGGATATTTGGAGATTGATATTTGAAACTTTACTACAGCCCTTTAATGGGTATTACTAAATTGTAACTAATATTATGTGAAAAGGTGGTAAGTATATGAAGAAAGCAATGTTAAGTCAGCCAATGGCTGGAAAGACTGATGAAGAAATCGTAGCAACAAGAGAGAAAGCGATTAAGGTTCTTGAAGAAAAAGGGTATGAGGTTGTGAATACTCTTTTCACAGATGAGTGGTACAGCGATGATGCCATGAAAGAACGTGGAGTAGTACAGATTCCGTTATGTTTCCTCGCGAAGTCTCTCGAAAATATGTCTTTGTGCCATGCAGCATACTTCTGCAAAGGCTGGGAGAATGCAAGAGGATGTACGATCGAACACGAAGCTGCTGTTGCTTATGGTCTCGATATCATTTATGAAGAGTAGAGTAGCGATACTAATATAAAAATTAAAGAAATTAAAGAAATTAAAGAAACTATAGACACCCCATACCTACCCAATCGTTGGATTGTGGTAAGGGGTGTTTTTATTACAACATTTAATAGAGTCAATGAGAGAAGAGCCGAACGTGAAATGGTTTTGCCACCCTACTACTATGCCACTTATCTCAATTATGTACTTCCTTATACTTTTTTGTTACTTCCTTTCTTATAAGGATTAATCACCTACTCATTGGCTCTATTAAATGTTGTAAAAGTGTACCAAAACTCAATAAATCTAACAGCATACCACTATACAACTAAAAGAGAGGTGACAGTAACAATGGCGAAAGCTACAACAAAGTCAACAAAACCTACTAGGAAAAGTCCACCGGCATTAACTCCGGAGGCTAGAGAACAGCAGTTGATAGCTATGGCATATGACGCAGCAGAAGAGCAGTTCTTAAATGGTACCGCATCCTCTCAGGTAATAACTCATTTCCTGAAACTCGGAACGACCAAAGCAGAATTAGAAAAAGAGAAGTTGAAGAAAGAAAACACAGTTCTCGAAGCAAAGGCAAAAGCTTACCAGTCTGGCGAAGAAATTAAACAGCTGTATGAAGATGCAATTAAAATGCTTCGTGTTTACGGCGGACAGGGTGATGCTGAAGACTATGAGTACGAAGATTAAAACTTACTCGGAACTTATTCAATTACCAACATTCATTCAACGCTATCAATATTTGAAACTGACTGGCCAAGTCGGCGAAGACACATTTGGTTATGATCGATACTTAAACCAGACACTATATCATTCAAGTGAATGGCGACGATTCAGACGAGACATTATTATTCGTGATAACGGTTGCGACCTCGGCTGTGACGGTTATGAAATTACAGGAAAGATTATCATTCATCATATTAATCCAATTACTCTGAAAGACATTGAACAGAGAAATCCTATGATACTTGATCCAGAGAATGTCATCTCTACAATTCACAATACACACAATGCGATACATTACGGTGATGAGAGTTTACTCATGACTGAACCTCTAGTAAGGACTAAGAACGACACTTGCCCATGGAAACGATAAGTGGGCAGAAAGGAGGAGTAGTTATGGAGAACAAAATTCTCGACGATGTAAAAGTTGGAATTGGTCTTATGCCTGAGTATACGGCATTTGATGAGATACTAACAATTCACATCAACACTGTATTCACAATTCTTACCCAGCTCGGAGTAGGACCATCTGGCGGCTTTCGTTTAAGTACTGGAAGTGAAACTTGGGGGGAATACTTACCAGATGGATTTGAGAACTTTGAATCTATAAAGAGTTACATCTGTCTTAAAGTTCGTCTTCTGTTTGATCCACCAGCAAGTTCAACACATATGAACGCTATCAATGAAGCAGTCAAAGAACTCGAATGGCGATTGAACTTTGAAGCAGAATTACAATCAAAATGATTTCAAGAAAGAAGGTGAATAGAAATGAACGACCATGTAGTATCAAGAGATTCTGATGCAGAAGAATTATACCACCACGGAGTTAAGGGTATGAAATGGGGAGTACGTAGATTCCAGAATAAAGACGGAAGCATGACTGATATTGGAAAGAAACGTTACGCTCGAGACGCTAGAGAGAAAGAATTCAACAAATATGACGAGTCTAGTGGCAAATACTATAAACAGTCAAAGAAAAATGGTCGAAGCGACTTGGAGTTTGATGCAAATCGATATGCAAAAGAAGATACTGAGCGCAGTAAAAGACTGGTAGATTCTAGCCGGAATCTATCTAACGATTTAAAACGTACCGTCGATACATCTAATCGAAATCGTAAAGTTCCAAAGATGGATTTATCAAACATGACTGATCAGGAAATGCGTAGCCAGATCAATAGAGAAATCTTAGAACGACAGTACAACGATATGTTTAATCCACAAAAAGAATCAAAAGGTAGAGAATACGCGAGTAGAACTCTGGAAACAGCCGGAAACGTACTAGCAGTCACCAGCTCTGCATTGGGTATTGCATTAGCTATTAAAGAACTAAAGGGGTGATTAACGTGAGCGAGTTATACCACCACGGCGTTAAGGGTATGAAATGGGGAGTTCGAAAATACCAGTTCGCTGACGGGACTCGAACCCCGGCTGGTATTCAGCGGTACTATGCAAACAAGTCGTCTGGACAATTTGCCAGAACCGCTGCGTTATCAAGAATGAAAGTCAAAGACCTTACTAATATGGCACGTACACAGATAACTGGCAAACAATATGCAGACACTTATCTGAAAAAAGGCACTACATTCTCACGAATACAAACAAGCAAAGAATTCGAGAATTTCGCTTTCTATGCTACATATAAAAAACAAGATTCAGATAAGTATATGGGCTTATTCGGTAAGAACCTAACCAGTAGAGCAAACGCTGCAGCTAAGCAAGCTGAGAAACAAGCACATGTTTCGGGTAGTGAATCCGATTTAGCAAATGCCAAAGAACTAAGATCCATTAGTGATAATATGAAAGTCTATCAGTTAAAGATTTCATCAACCAAAAAACTTAAAGTGCCATCTGATGAGAACGCTGGTCATATTACAGCTAATTTATTGAAAGAAAAAGATTTCAAGTCTAACGTTGTGGCATCTATAGCAGATTCAAAATCAAAAATGAAACGCCCAGCACAACAGATATTATTCAAACAAGCTGAAAACGCATTGAAGAAGGACCCAAGCGTTATGACAAAAGGCGAGAAAATAGCGGTATATAAAGCTTTGAATTTATCGTTAACTAATCATAATGCACAGGAAATAGCTGCACAAGATCGATTCTATTCAGAGTTGAAAAAGAAGGGTTATAATGCGCTACCTGACCATAACGATAAAGAATACTCTAGCTACCATGCGAAACAACCGATGATAGTTTTCGATACCGATTCGGTTAAACTACAATCTGTATCTCAAACGAATCCTAAGGTTGTAGACAAAATGTATAGAAAATACAACTCCGAACGCATTGCTAAAGAAAGTATAGCAAGTACGATCGGAGTATTGGGCAAGATGGGTAATAAAACTGTTTCGGAGTGTAACGCATATGTACGTCGTAGAACTGCTGATTATTTGAGTTAATCGTTAACAGTCCTGTATGCGATTTCACCATCTGCTGTGATTAAATATTCAACTGGGGTATTTATAGAATCTAACGCATTGATAAGGCTACTACGATGATCGCTATCTTTTGTTGTAGAGTAGGAGTTGACGACTTCATCTAACACCGATCCTAATTTAGAAGTATCTAACTTCTTTCCAAAGATATTAGTATACTCGCTGTTTCTACCAGTCAGTCGACTAAATTCGGCAAGTATACGATTATCGCATTTATCCATATATCCGGTAATGGACCGCTTAACGTTATCTATGTACGCTTGATCGTAATTCTCAGAGTAATATACTTCAAGAACGTTTGCCATTGTGAGCAACTGTGTAGCCATTGTCAGACTATCCTTGATTTTCATAGAATCAGAAACAACTTTTTCGAATACGGTATAGTTCTTAGTGTCACTTTGCACGGTCTTAGATAAATCGTTTATGTAGAACTCGATATCTTTCATAGCGATCTTCTTCGAATTTTGTAAGCCTGACAATATCGATAATTTCTGATTGTCGTGCTTCATAATACTGCTGTAATTCATGTAAGCATCATTTACAAAAGATATCTCAGCAAGTAGTTCGGCACTCTTTTCTCCATAAAGAAAACCAAGTATTTGATCGATTTTAAGGTTAATCATATTCAAATCGTTATGGATATTTTGTAAGTAATACTGACCCGTGGCAAAGGACATCAATGAAAAACAAGCGCTAGCTGCGGCTAGAGATTGCACATCGAATAGTGAAGCAGTCCCTGCAATACGACCATTTGTATTTACTATGGTGCTTGATACACCACCTTGACTTAAGTGCATTAATGTGTGTGGAAGTCCCTCTGGAAATTTAACGATATAAGCATTAGCAAGAGCTGCAGTATCAACCACATTAATCAATTGTGACTGTAGCAGACCCAACTGTGATTTTTCGAGTTTTGAAGTTTGAAAACTCGTGTATTTCCCAGGAGTAATAGAAGTTAATTCACAAGGTGTTATTTCAAATTTTGCACTTTTAGATAACTCTGGAAAATTAACAATATTTGAAGTAATTTCGTTCATAATAAGATACCTCCTCAATTAACATTAGTTTAACACAGTAGACATAGTAAAACAACTCAAGAATCGAAAGGAAATTAAAATATGAATAACTATATTATAACAAGAGCTTCTGATACCAATGAACTCTATCACCATGGTGTTAAGGGTATGAAATGGGGGGTTAGGCACCAGAAAAAGTATCAAAATCTAGTTGACTATACAAAAAGGAAACATAGTGAATCTCGATATAATCAAGAAGTAAAAGGATACAGTAACGAATTACGTTGGATCAAAAAGCAAGGTTACTCTAAGTGGGCTAAAAAAAATCATCTAGACTCGCTTAGCAAGAAGGATCAAGAGACAACATATAACGACTACATGAAAGAACTCCAGAGCAATATTGAAAGTTCTAAAAAATTTGCTAATAATTCCAGCACCTTACGTAAAAGATTAGATAACATAGATACTTCTAAAGTTAGCTATAGAAAAGCTAAGAAAATAGTAAGGCAGATTGAAAATGGTTGGATCAATGAAAATTTATAACATTAAAAGTAGGTGAATAAATTATGGCGTTAAGTAATACAGCGACTCCTATATATTATGGAAAGTTTCGAGACGCCGTAATGAGAGGCGAAATTCCAATCTGCGAAGAAGTAGAGATGGAAATGCATCGAATAGATGACCTAATAGAAAGCCCCGCGTTCTGGTATGACAACAGAGCTGTCGAGGGCTTTATTCATTATTGTGAGAATGAAATGACACTCACTGATGGTGAAGACTTACATCTACTTGATTCATTTAAACTTTGGGCAGAAGAGATTTTTGGTTGGTACTACTACAAAGAACGAAGTGTATATGACCCAGAACTTGGGCGGTATGTACAGAAGACAATTAAGAAACGACTCATTAATAAGCAGTATCTAATCGTAGCCAGAGGTGCTGCGAAGTCGATGTATGCTGCTTGTATTCAGAGTTACTTCTTAAATGTGGATACATCAACTACACATCAGATTACCACAGCACCTACAATGAAACAGTCTGAAGAGGTGTTATCACCGATTCGAACTGCTATCACAAGAGCAAGAGGACCGCTCTTTAAGTTCTTGACAGAGGGGTCGCTGCAGAATACTACCGGATCGAGAGCAAACCGTCAGAAACTTGCGAGTACCAAGAAAGGTATTGAAAACTTCCTAACCGGTTCGTTACTCGAAATCAGACCAATGAGTATTGATAAACTTCAGGGTCTAAATAGTCGTATTAACACTGTCGATGAATGGTTATCCGGTGATGTGCGAGAAGATGTAATCGGCGCTCTTGAACAGGGAGCTTCCAAGAACGACGACTACCTTATCGTAGCTATTAGTTCGGAAGGAACAGTCCGAAATGGTAGTGGCGATACAGTCAAAATGGAATTAGCAAAGATACTTAAGAACGAGTATCGTAATCCACATGTGTCAATATGGTGGTACAAGCTAGATTCTATCGACGAAGTTGCCAAACCAGAGATGTGGGTTAAAGCAAATCCGAACCTTGGTCTGACAGTAACTTATGAAACATACCAACAGGATGTCGAAAGAGCAGAACAGAATCCAGCTGTTAGAAACGATATTCTAGCAAAGAGATTCGGAATCCCATTGGAAGGCTATACATATTACTTTACGTATGAGGAGACCTTACCGCACCGACGAAGGGACTTCTGGCAAATGCCTTGCGCATTAGGAGCCGATTTATCGCAGGGTGATGACTTCTGTAGTTTTACATTCTTATTTCCGTTACCAGATGGTACATTCGGAATTAAATCTCGTAATTATATATCTTCTTTAACTCTAAAGAAACTACCAGCAGCCATGCGAACTAAATATGAGGAATTCATGAAAGAGGGCAGTCTCGTTATTTTGGAAGGAACTGTCCTTGACATGATGCAAGTTTATGAGGATCTTGATCAGCATATCATAGACTGCGATTATGACGTTCGATGCTTTGGATACGATCCTTATGGAGCTAAAGAATTCGTAACAAGATATGAGCAAGAAAACGGCCCATATGGAATTGAGAAAGTACCGCAGGGTGCAAAGACCGAATCCATCCCATTGGGTGAACTTAAGAAACTGTCCGAAGAGAGAATGCTCATATTTGACGAAAGTATTATGACATTCGCTATGGGTAACTGTATTACTCTCGAAGACAGTAATGGTAACCGTAAATTGTTCAAGCGTAAACGAGAACACAAGATAGACTGTGTCGCAGCACTCATGGATGCGTTTATAGCTTGGAAACAAAACAAAGATGCCTTTGAGTAAAGGAGGTAAAAATCAAAATGGGAATATTTGATACACTCCGGCATAGCTGGGACGTATTCAGGAACAGAGAACCTACTTATTTAAATATAGGTACTTCTGCATCATATCGACCCGATCGTGTACAACTATCAAGAGGTAATGAACGATCAATAATTACTTCTATATTTAATAGAATTGCGGTAGATGTATCGTCAGTAAATATCAAGCATTGTAAAGTTGATGTAAATGGTAGATTTATAAAAGATATAGATTCAGGCATAAATAACTGTCTCAATCTTGAAGCAAATATTGACCAGACTGGACGAGCGTTTATGCAGGATACAGTTATGAGTATGCTCGATGAAGGTACAGTAGCCATGGTTCCAGTAGATACTACATTTAATCCAACACAGACAAGCTCATACGATATTTTAACGTTGAGAACCGGTAAGATTCTTGAATGGTATCCAGAACATATTAAAGTTCGACTTTATAATGAAAAAACTGGTCACCAAGAAGAAGTTGTTCTACCCAAGAAAACAGTAGGTATTGTAGAGAGTCCGCTGTATGCCGTAATCAACGAGCAGAATTCTACCATGAAACGACTTATGCGTAAATTGGTGTTACTCGATGCTGTTGATGAATCCACCGGATCTGGAAAACTTGACATGGTTATTCAGTTACCATACCAGATTCGCTCTGAGGCTAGACGTAACGAAGCTAAGAAGAGAATGGAAAGTATTGAAGAACAATTGAAAGGTCCATATGGTATTGCTTATATCGACGGTACAGAGAAGATTGTTCAGTTAAACCGACCTGTCGAGAACAACCTCATGAAACAGATTGAATATCTTACCAATCTCTTATACAGCCAGCTTGGTATCACACAGGAAGTAATGAATGGTACCGCTGACGAAAAGACAATGCTTAACTACAATAACCGTACGATTGAGCCTATCTTATCAGCAATAGTGGACGAGATGAAACGTAAATTCTTGACCAAAACAGCACGTACTCAGCTACAGACTATTATGTTCTTCAGAGATCCGTTCCGTCTGGTACCAGTTAACGATATTGCTGAAATCGCAGATAAGTTTACTCGTAATGAGATTCTTACAAGTAATGAGATTCGCCAGCTAATCGGTATGAAACCGTCTGACGATCCGAAAGCTGACAAGCTTATTAACAGTAACTTGAATCAGCCAGAATCTGCTATCCAAGATGACAGTATGATAACACCTGATAATATGGTAGAACAGGAAGAGTACCATACTGACAGAGAAGTGCCTGAAGACGACATAGCATTAGGCAACATGCCTATATCCAGCTTACAAAGTATGGATAATTAAACACAAATCTAATCTCATTAATTCTAATGAGCTTTTCAATTTTAAACATTAAGAGAAAATTCCATATTGTAAGACTTTGACAAAGTGTCATCTGAATTTGAGATAGAGATACATTGTAACTTTTAAACCAATTATACAGATAGACATTGGAGGTAAAAATCAAAATGGCTGAAACTTATGACTGCTCTGGATGGGCAACAAAAGCAAACATGCTTTGCTCAGATGGACGAACTATTCGTAAGAATGCCTTCGAAGAATGTGACGGAAAAACCGTTCCGGTAATTTGGAATCACGAACATAATGATCCAAATGCTGTACTCGGACACGCTGTATTAGAGAACCGTGACAACGGAGTATATGCCTATATTTCATTCAATAATACCGAAGCTGGGCAGAACGCTAAAATACTTGTTCAGCATAAGGATGTCGATCGACTGTCTATTTGGGCTAACAAACTCAAACAGATGGGTGGAGATGTTATTCACGGAGTTATTCGTGAGGTCAGTTTAGTCCTCGCTGCAGCAAATCCAGGTGCTGTTATTGATTCAGTAATAGCCCATGGTGACAGCACTGACGAAGAGGCAATTATTTGTTGCGGAGAATACATCGAATTTATTGATGAACTTGCACACTCAGACGGAGGAACGAAAGGAGAAACAGAAGTGGGAACTGATAATAAAGAACAGAAGCCAGCTGCTAAAAAAAATGACAAAAAAACAGTAGCCGATGCATTTAACACATTAACAGAAGAGCAGAAGACAGTAGTTTATGCAATGATTGTACAAGCTCTCGAAGATGCTGGTGCCGGCACTGACAACAAAGATAAGGGGGAAGTAAAACACGCTGATTCAGATGAAACAATAGCCGATGTATTTAATACATTAACAGACAAACAGAAAACAGTAGTATACGCCATGATTGGACAGGCGCTGGAAGATGCAGGCGTAGATACTGACGACGTAGAACACTCAGATGAAGGAGAGACAGACTTTATGAAACTTAACGTATTTGATAAGGAGACAAAAACACAGGATCAGGAAATCCTCACACACTCTGAATTCCAGGAAATTATTGGAGAGGCTAGAAGACGCGGAAGCCTTAAAGACGCCTTCCTTGAGCACGGAATTACAGACATTGATACTCTGTTCCCGGATGCACAGACAATTGATAAGACCCCAGGATTTATTCAGAGAGATAACGGTTGGGTAGCTGGAGTTATGGCAGCAGTACACAAAACACCATTCAGCCGTGTTAAATCTATCTTCGCTGACATCACAGAAGATGAAGCAAGAGCAAAGGGATACATCAAAGGAAAGCAGAAGAAAGATGAAGTATTCAAAATGCTGAAACGTGTTACTACACCAGTAACAGTTTACAAGAAACAGTCCCTTGATAGAGATGACATGCTGGACATCACAGATTTCGATATGATCCCATGGCTGAAGCAGGAGATGCGTATGATGCTTGATGAGGAGCTTGCACGTGCATACCTGTTCGGCGACGGACGCAGCACATCTGCAGAAGACAAGATCAACGAGCAGAATATCAGACCAGTATGGACAGACGATGACGTTTATACAGTTAAATCTGAGATTGCTATTACAAAGGCTACAACAGCTGAAGAGAAAGCCCAGGCGTTCATCAAAGCATGTATCAAGTCACGAAAAGCGTACAAAGGATCAGGGAATCCGACTATGTACATGTCTGAAGATATGCTTACAGACTGCCTGCTTCTCGAAGACAAGACCGGACGAGTTATCTATGACACAGTAGAGAAACTCGCTACAAGACTTCGCGTAAACAAGATCGTTCCTGTACCGGTTATGGAAGGACTGTCAAGAATTAAAGGTGCTAACACACATTTCCTTGCCGGTCTGTATGTGAACCTTACAGACTACAACGTCGGAACAGATCGGGGCGGAGATGTGACCATGTTTGATGACTTCGATATCGACTTCAACAAACAGAAGTACCTGATTGAGACACGTTGTTCAGGAGCTATGTGCAAACCATACGGAGCAGTAGCTATTGAGTTCGTGCAGGCTACAACAGATATCGCAGCTTAATCTAATAAAATCAAAATGGAGGAAATAGTATGTCAAAATGGTGCGGAAAAATTGGATTTGCAGAACATGATGTAGAGATTGAACCTGGTTACTACGAAGATGCTATCGTAGAACATCTATACCAAGGAGACGTACTATCCACAAATTGGAAACGATATGTTTCTACAGAGAGGGTTGGTGATGATATTAATCTTTCAAATCAGATTAGTATTCTCGCTGACCCTTATCTTTTATACCACTATTCATCAGTTCTATATCTGGAATTCATGGGCACTTTATGGAAAATCACAGACGTAAAAGTAGAGTACCCAAGATTAATACTTACGGTTGGAGGTGTATACCATGGGAACACGGCTGGAACTTCAGAGTAAATTAGAAGAACTACTTGGTTCTAAAGAGGTATATTACAACCGACCGGAAGACAGATTGATGGAGTACCCGGCGATTGTGTATAGCAAGAATATACCGAATGTTAAGCATGCTTCTAATGAAGTTTATCAATTAACCAATCGTTATGACATCACTGTCATACATAACAGACCGGATCACCCAGTAGTGGATAAATTACTGCGCCTACCACTATGTTCAC